GGACTCTAATCCGTAGGCTCGAACGGCAATCTTATCCACCTTACCCAACGCATCGAAGTGCTGGGAGACTTCGGGGCGGGTGGTGGGCAGATTCTCGTCGAGAACGGCGAGCCCAGCCTCGACATGCTTTGTCAGCCTCTCTTGGTACGCAGTCCCCGCATTAGCGACCATTCGAGTGCGAGCCTCTTGCACCACGACTTCTTTTCGTGCAAGTAATGCATCCTTTTTGCCTTTCCATCCACCCCTCACAATCTTCGATGTAAGTGTATGGTTGTTAATCCTATATGTAGAACATATAACTTCGGGTTGCATCCCCATCATATACATCCCCTCAATAGCTTTCCAGTCGATGTCTAACTTCTTAGGCACAAGCAGTATATAACCCAATGAAAGGAAAACACAATGCATAAACGAATATGGTTCGTGGTTCGCAAGGGATACATAGTCGGTAGGTTCGAGAATCTCGAACGAGCTGAATCATTCCTTCGTGAGAAGGGGTGGAGCGAAGACCGAGACGATGCGTCCATAGTCCGATATGATCGGTGAACGGTGCATAGTCCTACATCCTAGGACTATCCACCCTTCATCGGATGATGATGGGATAACATACAACAACCAATAAAAGAAAGAGGTGACAATGAAAGAGCATACTATCATATGCAATTCCAATGGAACATACTCTGCGAGACTCAACAAGTCTGGCTATGTAGGTTCTGCCAACCGCAACCCCAAGTTCGCCATCGAGCAGGCCAAGCGGGAGTTCAACGCTGACCTGCGGATGGTCAATGCCCGTGCCTCGGACTTCGGAGTGAAGATTCGATACGAGGATGTTTCCCAAGCCGAGCTGGATAAGCTCTCGGTGACGTGGAAGCCTCAGTCGTAAGCAGAATCCCCCCGTTTCCAATCGGTAGGAAGGTCAGCGTTCCCCGTAGCGTGGAAACCCCACGTTATCGGGGTTCGCTGGTCTTCGACCACAAGACGGGCGGGACTATTCAAATCTTTCGGAATCCAGAAGACTTCGAGAGACACAAGAAGATTACCAATCGTAAAGGTCAGCAATCCATCCTGCGGAATGTTCTTTTCGCAGGCGGGCGGGCTGTATAGAAAGCCTATATGCAAAAAGAATACAGAGTATTCGTCTGGTCGTGGAAAAATCCATTCGGTCGTATGGCCGTGTGTGTCCACGCCAAGGACGAGTCAGATGCTACTCAACAAGCTCTGGGTCTGGCTTGCAAGCTAACAAGAAAGAGGTCGGATGACTTCTTGGCTCTGGCAGGCGAGACCTATGAAGAAATGGGAGGTATATGCAAGACGACATCATATTGAATCCAATGGAGCGTCCCCAAGATTGGGACAAACTAACGGGCAGACGGGACAGCGTGGACGTGCGATGCGTCCGAGGCGATGTGGCACGGAAGTCCAAGAGGTTTCATCGTGCTTGCGAAGCCATCATCGAAGCAGTCGTGGAGAAGCGGTACCATCGGACGAGGTTCGAGAACCGCAACTCCAACATCCAAGTAGGTAGGCGTAAATGACAGTCGAGAACGCCGTATTCCTGGCACTCGTGTTCTGGAAGATCGGCCAATGGCTCGTGCCGTGCATCCTACTTAGCTTCGGAGCAGTTTGGCTATTAAAGAAAGGAGGAGTTGACCTATGAGTGAAGCAGTATTCAAAGTCGAGGTGAAGGTGGGAGGCGATGCTTTCCAGCCCACACCTTGGCCAGAGTTGGCTAGGATATTCCAAGGGCTCGTCAACGATATGCACAAAGAGTTTGTGTGCGTGACGCTCAAGGACAGCAACGGAAATACAGTCGGGGCAACCGACTTTATCGACGCTGGAATTGAACAACGCATCGTGACTGTGCCTAAGAAGAAGGCCAAGCGGTGAAGCACCCCAAATCAAAGATGGACAAAGCAATCGACGACTGGCAGGAGGTTCTATACTCCGTGCTGGTCGAATACCAAAAGGAGGATAACAATGAAACACAAGTTCAAGATCGAAATTCAGACGGGCAACCAAGCCTTTGAGGAGAACGGAATGTTTGCCGAGATATCCAGAATCCTCGGTGAAGTATCCGACTCGATGGCCTCTGGGTTCGTCCCCGAAAAACTCGTCGACCTTAACGGAAACCGTTGCGGGATTGCCGAGTTTGTGGAGGTGAAATGACACTCAAACCAATGACAATCCGAAAAGGTGACCTCGTCTGGTGGCGGGGTTCGTTCGGAACTGATGGCTGGAAGCAGACCAAGGTGGTGAACATCGACAAGTGCCCGGACGGCGGCAAGTATGGTGACCCCGTGGAATCCATACCCGTGGCCGAGAAGGGTGGGTGCGTGTTCGACCTAGCGTCTGGCAACTGGGCATACGGCTATCAGATTGAACCAGTCGCCCAGCAGATGGAGTTTGATATATGACCAAGGCCAAACAGCGACGGCTCAGTCGAGATATCTTGGATACTCTCGGCGAGATTCTAGTTCAACTCGCAAAGAAACAACAAAGAAAGAGGAAGAAATTATGACTTGGGAAAATAATGTAGAAGTCGAGTTCACTCACAACGATCAGGAGTATTGTGCATCCGCTGATGTGACCGTCACGATGTCGAAGCAAGACATCGGGCCGAGTGGATACAGCGATCATGTTTATTCCTATGTGACCGACGATGTAGAGTTTAAGAATCTTATGGTGGGTGACCTCGAGGTTATCCCCGAGGATTTGAAACGAACCGCTGAAGAAGTCATCGGTGAGGTGGCGTCTATGCGGGCTGAAGAATCTATGTGGTAACACATAGCAACCAATAAAAGGAGGACACAATGAGCAAACTAATATATACAGCGGAACAAGTAGACTTGTTCGGCGAATACAACCAGACCAAGTTGAACGCGGAGAAGCTCCGAGAGAGCATCATCCCCGTGTTCAAGACGGCACTTGAGGAACGGGGAGTGACACACTTCCAGGGAATCAAGTGGCAGATCACGGCCAGCCAAGGCTCGAGGTCTGACATCTCAATGACCAAGCTGATCGGGGAACTCAAGGCTCGTGGTATCCACGATGCAGAGTCCTTGGTGAGCAACTGTAAGGTGGAGAAGTCCTTCCCCAAGTTCTTATCCAGCCTACTCCCAACACTCGGATGAGCGAGGGAGTAAAGGTACACGCTGGTATTAAGGACTGGGACTGCTACGCATTGTTCGACAAAGACAATGTGCTAGTCGGTCGGCTTTTCTACCACAACTTACAAGAAGCATTAGACACAGCCTTCTACGACGACCATACAGTTTGGTCTGTCACCCTAACAAAAAAGGAGAAAATAAATGATCACAACGCAGTCAAGATTCAACCCTGTGGCCAAGACTCTGGGCAAGAGGGCACAGTTCACAGTCAATCTGGCAAACCGAGCCCACATAATGGGCATCTTGTCGGGTCTGTATGCAGACCCAATCAAGGCGGTTATAAGAGAGCTGTCCGTGAACGCCAACGAGTCCCACAAGGCAAGCGGAAACAAGTCGCCAATCAAGGTGACATTTCCAAGCACTTCTGGGCCGACCTTCATTATCAAGGATGAGGGACTAGGCTTAGACATCGACGAGTTCGGCAAGCTGATGGCAAGCTATGGCTCGTCGGGTGAATACAAGTCCACGAGCAACGAGTACACGGGTGGCTTCGGCTTGGGCTGTAAAGCCCCCGCAGCCTATACCGACCAATGGACTATCACCTGCATCAAGGGTGGTAAGAAGTGGGTACTGGTATGCTTCAAGGACGAGTTCGGTGTGCCGTCCTTCGATACCTTGGAAGAGTCCGAGACGGACGAACCCAACGGCGTCGAGGTCAAGCTACCCGTCAAGGCCAACGATGTGGAGCGGTTCAGAAGTACAGCAGTCGAGGTGTTCAATGTCTTCCGTGTCAAACCCACGGTGAGCAATGCAACAGCCGACGAGTACAAGGACATCAACCAAGCACCCGAGCATGTAGTACTCAAGGAAGATAACTGGCAGATGACAGACCCCAACGAGGACACACACTCCTTTGTTGTGATGGGCGATGTCAGATACCCGATCAACTACAACTCCTTCAAGTTGCCCGATGATCTTGGAGTAGCCACTAATCTTGGCATCACCTTCGACATCGAGGTTGGTGGATTACAAGTTGCACCAAGCCGTGAGGCTCTGATGTACACTCCGATGACCGTCAAGCGATTGACCGCCGAGGTTAAGAAGGTGGTCGATAGCTTGGCACGGGTAGTCGAGAGTCGTATCCAGTCCGCACCAACTTGGTGGGATGCTTGCATCGAAGCCAACATCTTCAAGAGTCGGAGCTACCATCACGATAGTCGGATGGAGAACTTGCTCAAGAAGATCAAGAACAAGGTGCTATGGAAAGGCCAGAAGGTAGACGGCATCGTCGAACTGCCAATGGTGACGAGGGATGGGTCGAAGGTTGTACACCCCGACTTGTCCGTGACGCTATGTGGTTGGCGTAACTGGGGTAAGAACAGACTCCGCCAGGAATCTCCTCACTCCATTATGGTCAACCGATATGTCGAAGTCTACCTTGTCCCCGACAAGAAGCACTTCCGTACTGGCAGACTCAAGTTTGCGTATGCCAACGGCCACATCAAGGAGAACGCAACCGTCTATGTGATCACGACCAAGAAGGATTGGGATGATCTGTGCAAGACCCACAAGGAGCTAGCCAAGATCAAGTATGTGGACTACAACACATTGCCCGAGCCTCCAGCCAATACGGTCGGTGGCGGTCAGTCCTACGACAAGAATGCCAAGCACACCAAGGGCAAGACATTCGAGTTGGATATGGACTTGACTGGACACGCCAGCAAATCGTCCGATCATTGGAAGCTAGTCGATGGAGAGTACACCGATGATGATTGGTGGATTGAGATCGAGAAGTTCGAGCCGACAACTCCTGTCCTAGATAACCGCCAGCTTAAGAAGTTGGTACAGGAGTTGACACTAGCCAAGCTATTCAAGGGTAGGATTCTAGCCAAGAAGAAAGGCGAGGAGCTACCCGACGATGGCTCTTGGTTCGAGACCTCGTTGCAGAATGCTATGACCCGTATGTTCAAGGACAACCAAGCCTTGGGCGAACTAGTCTGGCGTCGGCTCGAGTTCAACTTGTGCAACGGTGAGGAGCGAGCCATCTTCGACGGCTACGGCTCGATGAATGACGACCATTGGAAACCCGGTGGCGTGATGCATACAGCAATCCGTGTCTCCAATCTTCCAGACCAACATCCAGCCAAGAAGATGGTTGAGTTGTTGGGCTTCAAGTATACGAGCCAAGTGATCAGCCTAGCTCATCTCATCCAGCAACCCGAAAGGTATGGACTGAAAGAGCTAATGAGTAAGAAGACAATCGACTCGTACAAACCAGACGACGAACTCACAGTCAAGCATCACTCCGATGTCTTGTTGCGAGGTTGGCCGATGGTTCGTTGGGCTACGCTTAGCCGTAGCCATTGGAACAACGATACTCAATGGACGAAGAAGTATAAGTCTTCACCCACAGAAACTTTGATCTCCTATCTGGGGATCATTCAGAGAAACAAATAAAAGAAAGAGAGGATAGACAATGACATACATCATCACTAACGAGAGTATCACGGTGGTCGCCAACGGCCAGTCGTATACTCTATCCGCAACCCACGGCAACTTCAACGCTGTCTTGGATGCGATTCGGGCAGGTGCTCCCGAAGCAGAAGTCATCGAGCTGATCAACCCTCGCATCGCATTGACCAAGTATCTTGGTGGTGCGTTCGAAGTGTCCGAGAACTCGGTGAAGTACAACGGCGAAGAAGTACACGGCGTACTTGTTCAGCGTATCCTCGAATGCCATCGCAACGGATTGCCACTCGACCCGTTGCTTCGGTTCTTCGAGAACTTGGAACGGAACGACAGTCGTCGTGCCCGTACCGAGCTGTACACATTCCTTGCCCACGGGCATATGCCGATCACCCCAGACGGGTGCTTCTTGGCATACAAGTCCTTGCGTGGTGACTATACAGATCATCACACGGGCAAGTTCTCCAACCGAGTAGGCTCAACCCTACGGATGGAGCGACGCAAGGTATGCGACGACGCTGGCATCGGATGCTCTTACGGCTTCCACGCTGGCTCGCTCGAGTACGCTCAGTCCTTCGGCAGTGGGGACAAACGCATCGTGATCGTCAAGATCAACCCCGCTGATGTCGTCAGCGTCCCGACAGATTGCGAATGTCAGAAGCTTCGCACCTGTCAGTACGAGGTCGTCGATGAGTTCAATGGTGCTCTCCGGAATACCATGGCCAACGATGGCAACTTGTACAACGACGAAGACGAATACGGTAACGGTGATTCCGTCTCCGTAACTAACAACGACAAGATCGAGGAAGCCCTCGAGGGTATCCGCAACATCTTGTTCGACCTCGCTAACCGATAACATAACCCGAGCCCCGTCATAGGTTCATCCCTGTGGCGGGGTTCATATTCTTGAAAGGAATACCAATGAAACTATTACCCATCGCCGTTAAATCTGGAGCGTTGGCGAAGCTCCTCAACAACCACATCATCGTTGACCAAGTCCTGCCTTCCAATACAGCGACGGAAGATTTCCCTAACAACAGGGTGACTGTCCGTCAGCAAGCGTGGCAACCAAACTACAAGTCCGTTCGCCTCACCTACAAGACGGTGAAGAAAATCGTATACGGACCTGGAGACACCTACGACTCGATAAGGAAGTGGCACACGGACATTACTCACAAGGAGACCGGATGGAGAATGGCGCCAGCCTTATGCGAGGGTGCCCTACCCTTCGAAGATTACGCTAACTACATCGGCACGACTCAGTATTTGTCCGAAGTTATCCGTAGTATCGCAGAGAACATCACACCCCCAACATTCCAGCAATGGAAAGAAAGGTTCATCAATGCTTAAGTTCAACAGAGGTAATGCCAAACTCGGCAACGACATCTTCACCTTCAGTCTGCCAGCAGGTTACGCCTGCCCCGGCGCTAGGGAATGTTTGTCCCGAGCTGGTCGCAATGGAAGCGGAATCCAAGACGGATTGGAAACCAAGTTCAGATGCTTTGCCGCATCGGACGAAGTCCAATACAAGAATGTCCGTGAGCAACGCTGGTACAACTTCGACTTGCTCAAGGGCAAGACGACGGAGCAGATGACACAACTGATCGAGGCCAGTCTTCCTAAGAAGGCCAACATCATTCGTGTCCACGTATCGGGTGACTTCTTCAACGAGTCCTACTTCGATGCTTGGATGGAAGTCGCACGGAAGAATCCGTTGCGTACCTTCTATGCCTACACCAAGAGCATCCATCTATGGATTGCCAAGTTCGGCAAGATACCCAAGAACTTCGCCCTCAATGCTAGCCGTGGTGGTATCCACGACTGGCTGATCGACGCCCACAATCTCAAGTCTGCCGAGGTTGTGTTCAGTCACGAGGAAGCAAAGGAGAAGGGGCTAGAGATCGATCACGATGACAGCCACGCTTACAAGTCTGGCAAGTCGTTCGCTCTCCTCATCCACGGTGTACAACCCGCGGGGAGCTATGCATCAAAAGCCTTGTCAGCCCTACGAAAATTAGGCTGGACGGGTTACAACAAAAAGAATAAGAAAGGAAGCTAACAATGAAAGTACTTATCGCTTGCGAGTATTCTGGTACGGTTCGGGATGCGTTCATCGCAAGAGGACACGACGCTACGTCGTGCGATCTTCTCCCGACCGATAAGAAAGGACCGCACTACCAAGGTAGTGTGTTCGATATTATTGACCAAGGATGGGACTTGATGGTTGCTCATCCGCCCTGCACTTACCTATGCAACTCGGGTGTGTGCTGGTTGGATAAGAAAGAGGGACGACGAGACCAGATGAAAGCTGGTGCCGAGTTCTTCAAGCAGTTGCTTGAGGCCGACATCCCCTACATCGCCGTCGAGAACCCCATCATGCACAAGTATGCCAAGACCATCATTGGTCGTGGCCCCGACCAGATCATCCAGCCTTGGATGTTCGGCCACAAAGAAAAGAAAGCTACTGGCTTGTGGCTCAAGGGATTGCCCAAGCTTGTGCCAACCACCGATCTCAAGGATGAGACCGATGCGTTGCCCATCGAAGTCCAGCAACGGATTCATTGGCAAGCGCCGGGGAAAGATCGTTGGAAGATTCGGAGTACAACCTTCAAGGGAATTGCCAAGGCTATGGCAAAGCAATGGGGTGACCTTGAAGAGTACGAAGATCAGAACGACTACGCCGGCATGGGCTGGGTAGGACAGGATGGTAGACCATGAAAAGAAACTTCAAGGTATTCGCACAGAGAACATACACAGCCATCGAACCGCAATGGGATGTTCGCCCACCCGATTCTTCAGGTGAGCCAGCATACGAACGGCTCGAGTATAAAGGCTGTGATGTTTACAAGTATCACTCCAAGGCAAAGCAAGGCACAGACATCACAAGCTATGGGAACCGAGAGTTCCTTGGCCACTTCGATTCGATTGACGAAGCTAAAACCTATTACCCGAAAGGACTAATCCAATGAGATTCTTTTATCACTTCAACAAACCCTTGTCTCAGCGACGCAAGGATGTGTGGTGGACAATCCACTACCAAGGTCAATGCGTTCCGATTCAAGGGTTCGATTGTCGTGTCGCAACACACGATCGCAAACGCAAGGCACAACCTCGTGCCGTTGTATGGGGCGATGCCCGTAGCATCGTCATCCAAGACAACCGAGCGATCATTACTTAAGGAGAACACAAGATGAAACCATTGATTGTTTATATTGAAGACGGAATAGTCAGCGGGTATAAACTACCCAAAGGAACAACGCTCTACGTTGTTGATCTAGACTCTGCGAAAGAGAATGGAGAGGAGTGTAGGGCAAGAGTTTGGATGAAGAAGAAGGCTAATGGCCACGTCGCAAATGATGCAACTTACCTCAGTAAATTTGCTGGGTGGTACAGAGCATGAAAGTATTAGTAGCTTGCGAGTACTCCGGTACAGTCCGTGACGCTTTCATTGCTCGGGGCCACGAGGCCATGAGCTGTGACATCCTACCCACGGATGTCCCCGGCCCCCACTATCAAGGGGACGTGAGGGATGTGCTTGATAACGGATGGGACTTAATGATTGCCCATCCACCTTGTACCTACTTGTCCAACGCAGGGGCTAGGTTCCTGTATCCAAAGGGCAAGCTGAACAAGGCTAGACTCAAGCTGGGCATGGAAGGACGTGCGTTCTTTATGACTCTATGGAATGCTGACATTCCTATGATCGCCATCGAGAACCCTACGCCATCCAAGATCTTCCATCTGCTACCCAACACCCAAGTTATTCAACCCTACCAGTTCGGGCATCCCGTGCAGAAACGGACATGCCTATGGCTCAAAGGTCTGCCACCGCTGAAGCCGACACGGACTGTTAAGAACCCACAGAGTAGCAAGATTCCTGGCAACTGGTTTAACAAGGGTGGCAAGGACAGACAGAAGAACAGAGCAAAGACCTTCGATGGTATAGCAAAAGCAATGGCTTCCCAATGGGGAGCCTTACAACCAGAAAGGATAACGGCATGAGTCTACTTAACAAAGCTGCGGTCAAACGATCGGCGTTGGACTTGGCTAGTGCTAAGTTCAAGGAGCGTAACAAGACGAGGATGGAGATGGGCATTGCCCCATTGAAAGCTCCACCATCTAGGGTGAGCGGTGAATTCATCGACACCTTCGAGGCCAAGGTGATTGGTCTCCTCAACGCAATGGTATACGAACACAAGACAGGAGCAACACTATGAAGAAACCCAAGATACATTATTACTTAGGGGAAGTTGAAGAACACAACGGAGAGTATGAATACAATCAAAAGTATTTATTCAAAACTCTAGGAAGCCCAGAAGAATACGCCAAGAAAGTCGCTCGAGATTGGTACGGTGAAGACTCATCGAAAACCGAAGAAGATGGTGGCTTCTGGCATAACGGTGAAGTTATAACTTACGCTGGGTCATATCAGAGAGTATCTGAAGACCACTTCAAAGTAATGAAGCGATACTTACTCGTACTATAATTGAAAGGAGCAACACTATGACATATGCAATCAAACGTTCGGACGGTTTGTACTTAACAGTCGACGAGACTTGGACAGAGCTAATGCCTGGACTGAAAGCCGATAACATCCGTGGCTACACGGAATCGGAAGACGTCTTCAAGGAAGCTCGACAGGTCAGCGGGATAGTCGTCGCCCATCCTTGGCCAGCAGGTAAACAGCGCGAGCTGTTCCCGCTATGGACTGAGCTTGGACCGGAACAGAAAGGACAAGAATGAAGTATAACTTTGTAACATATCTACAAGACCCTTGGTCGAAAGAACACAAGGTCTTCAAATTCAAAAGCCTTGAGGTCGCGTATGACTGGTTCAACAAGATGACCAGCATCAAGACTGGGCGGACAACTAACCGAAGAAAGATCACGTTCAACTCGAAAGGTCTGGTGACCGCAAGGGACGGGGCTGTGATCGGAATGTGGAGGACATGCTAATGAAAGAAGTTAAAGGTGAATTGTTATATGTGTTTGCAGACGACTCGTACATCGTTCCTTACAACGGAACCGTGCGAGATAACATTGTAGTTAACATGGAGTATGACGCCCCGACTGCGTTGATGGAAGCCATGCAGGCTCCGTTGGCCAGCGAGGTTCACGAGGCAATCATGCGGGAGGCCAAGGCGTGACAACGACCGAGGCCATTGAGATCGCGATGGCAGCCATCACGCTTGCCAAACAACAGGCGATCAGAGAGTCCGAGACCTACAATGAAAAGTGTTTGGTCCCGGCTTTGGAAGAACTGGAACGAGAGAGCGGCGTTCGATGCGCTGTTCTTAACGACCCAGAGGGAATTATCTTGGACGAAGATCGTCCTGATAATAAATTCAACGAAGCCCTTGATGTCTTGAGCAATGCTCTTAACGAGTTCCAAGACTTCGAGGATACAAATGGAGATGAAGAAATATGGCAACTACAACCGGCAGACTTATTAGGGGATTGATACTTGGTTCTTTCGCATGGGCCTCATGCTATGCGGAAGATGGAGATGGATACCTCGGTATCCTTAACGCCAACGAAGCATTGATTGATTCGGTCAGTAACGAATCCGGAACCAAGACGGGAGACTTCTCAACGGTCTCCCTCCTAAGTTCCGTGACAGAGAATGCACAATGGATCAACGATGGTCCTGTTGTTGTATCAACTAGCGGTGAGATACTGGGAACCTTGAGCACAGAAGATACGAACACCCACTCGATATTCAACGAGTCGATCTATGTTCAGATCCCCTTCTCTGATAGAGAAGAGGCTTGCATAGGTAGTCTCAATGATAACTTCTCAACCGTCGGTCCTAAGATCTACGACTCCCAGTCGTCTGAGCTGAAGGCTCTTATAAAGGAAGACGTATTCGAATATGAAACACGCCCTTAATATTCCTCGTCACCACTACGTAACTGTTGATAAATCCGTGATGAGCCAAGGCCAAGTTCAAGGTTGGGAGGAAGCCGTTTGGTTTGGTCTGACGACTGTCCCCCATCGAGCTTGGGGTTGCACCGTATTGTTAAAGTGTGGTGCTCTTTATCGTGGCCTGCCCCTCTCGGCGTTGTGCCACGATGAAGCTGGTCAGACATTCCCATGGGAACTTCGTGATGCCCAGCGTTGGGACTGCTTCGGTTACGACGCAACGGGTATCGAATATGATTACTTACGGGAGCTTGATTGTTCCGTGTGGATAGCTTCACGTCAGAAATGGTTAACAGGTAGCTACATGTTTACTTGTGAGCCTTATGGCGACGGCTATAGCTTGGAACCAAGTCAAACCAAGAGCCATCACTTCATCGCTCTAGACTGTGGTAGGATCACTTGCGTCCCAGGCAATAACATTCTCTGGGAAGAAGTCTCCTTCACCAAGGCAACCCTACAGAAGCCTTCGTGGCTACGAGTGCAAACCCAAACCCATCACGCTGAAGAGCAACCATTCGACAGCGTAGTAAGTGAGGAGTCCGCATGAGTAACATTAGTTATGACTCGCTTCGGCAACGGGGCGATGTTACATTCGAGTCTATGCAAAACGGTAAAGGCGATTCCCCTCGGAACATGTCTGATAGGTTCTATAAGAACTATCAGTCTATTGATTGGGGCAAGAAGAAAGCAACTGCCAAGCCCGGCAAGAAGCAAGTATTCAAATACCCTAGTCCAAAAGGCTAGGGTCTAACATGGCATCGTGGCGGAAGTTGGCATCGTAGGTTGTAAACCTGCGGGCCAGCTCCCGCCTCGTTGCTGTGACCTGCTTGTCCAACTGGACAATCGCTTCTTCTAAATCCTTGGCGTACTCCTCGCCATCCTCAATGTCTTGCATTACAGCTTGGTGCTCAACCTTTAACCCGTCCACGTCTTTGCGTAGCTTAGAAAGTTTAGAGACTTCTTTCTTAAACCAAGCGGAATACTTCACGGGTTTTTTCACGCCCTCAATATTCATATAGAAAACTTAGTTGGCTAGTAGCCAACCAAGAAATTATTTATTGAATGGGACCGCTTTGTTCAAGGCGTCACGACGACCACCACAAGACCAACAACCCTGAACATTTGTCCCGAAAGCTTTGTCAATTACCCACGCAATCGGCTGAGCTACTGTGTGAACCAGATCCCCGAGGCCACGGGTTCCTTTAGCGCACGGCCCGTTGTTGTTCATCGCACAGAGATAAGCATGAATCGCGTCAACAATCTTGGCATCCACTTCGAGATGATTATTCCTTCGATGCTGGACAACGGCCGCAATCAGATCCGCAAAACTACCAGCATTAATTACTTGCTGAGTGTCAGCGTCCTTGTAAACAAATCCAGAAGCGGGATGGATAGTCGTATCCCGCATGTAATATTGTTCGCTCATTTCTTCTTCGACTTACCAGCTGCTGACAGGGCGATCGCAATGATCTGGGCTTTGCTTCGTGGCTTTCCCATTGCGCCCTTTGCTTTCCCGCTCTTCTTGTTATCAGCATACAGTTCGCTGATGTTCTTCGATACGTTACGTCCTAATGGCATATGTTCTCCTTAGATTCCAATACTTTTTAATTCCTGTTTCGGAACCAAAATTTTCTCCGATGCTTTCCCCGTTTTCATCTTTAGCGATGCGGGTCGTATCGGTTGTGCGCTCATGCTCTTCGGCCCTTTCTGAAGCTTCGTAGCATATCCCCGTCTTCCCAAACCAGACCCCTTTATCTGTTTCATCGGGGCTAGATTCTTATCTCCTTTTACTCCGTACATAAATTTGTATCTACTGGTTTAACCTTGGTTTGGCAACCTAGTATTTTCCTCGTCGGTTCGACGGACTAGCTTGAGTTGACCCTCCCGGACCAGCCCAAAGATTCTTACAAGCCCAGTACCTAGCACTTAATTTGGTTCCTGGATTAGCGCAGTTGTGCCTAGCCCTAAAGGACTTACGAGCTGCTGGAGAATAGTTATGGCCATAGCCTTTAGCTCCAAAGTGTACGATCTTTTCCTTGCCATCTTGGCATGCTTTGACTACACGCTTCTTGCCTGCAATCCACGAAGGCCGTGGCCTATTACATGCCATATTCTCTTTGCTTGGTCTTCCGATTGGCATCAGCTAGTCCTCCGCCCAAGCCCCGAGTTTCTAGGTAGACCCGATGGGAGACTCGGGAGATTACCACCAAAGCTTACGCTACTTGCGAATGGTATCGTCTGTTCCTCTTCGTCTTTCTTGCTCTTAGCACCGCCCAACAGTTTTGTGAATTGTTCCATATCAAACTGGTCAGGTTTAAGATCCTCAACTGTTTTTTCCGTAGCCGTTTGTTCGATACCTTTAGCGATCTTCTCTGCCGCTGCAACTCCACGTTCTTCTGGTGTCATCCCAGCTTCTTGGGCTATCTTCTCAGCCGCTGCGGCTCCTGTCTCTTCGGGAGTCATCGCTGGGAAGTCAGGCATAGGTGTTGCAGCTTCCGATAAGTCTTTACCTAGTCTAGGCGTTCCAAATTTCTGTTGCTCTAGTATCGCCCCTAAAGTTTGGGTATCTCCCTTGAACAAGGCTTCTTCTGCCCCACGTCTTTTGACTAAACCCTCTAAAGTTTTACCGCCTGCTTTGTTCCATACTTTAAATTGTTCGGCCGCTCCCTCAAAGTCTCCGGAGTTAAGTTTCTTGAGTAACGTGCTTTTCCCAAAGTTTGTTGGCCCGATGTTGTAGACGAGACTTGTAAGTGCGCTGTATTGCTGGTCATTCAATGGAACTTTAACGCTATCCAGAACGCTCGGCCCGTACTTCCTGTTGATAAGATCTGGCAACATTTGTTCCGCTCTCCCTCTGTCAATCGTATAGCCCGGACGCAAGTCTGGGATATCGTTGTCCGTGAACCCATAACCCACGGTGAGCTTTCCTTTTTTCTTCTTGTTATCTAAGTCATAGTAAGCGTCTGGCCGAAAGCCTTCGAACGTCCTGAGAATATCAAGACCTTCCTGCGAAAACACCGGACGTCCCTCTGATCGTGCATCAATTGCGTCTGTGAATGTATCAGCCATATTATTTTTTTCCTCTCCCTAAACCTTTCCAACTAATTCTCTCTGGCCCCGTTTTCCTTTTAGAGGCCGCCGTACACATAGACTTTGTGGGACGGCATGCGGGATAGCTTCCCTTACTAGAATCCGAACGACCACAAGGTCCTCCGGTCTTGCAGTTGATCCATCCCTTGCCGTTGTTCCGCTTAAACCATCCGCGAAGACCATACTTTTTCTCGAGTTCAAAGCTCATGCTTGTCCTTCATCGCATCCTGTGCGTGTTGTAGCGTCGGCTCATTCGAATTCCAATCTGACCAACCATCTTCCTCAAACTCCCAACATCCGCTCATACCTAAAGCAATCGCTGGGATAAGGATCGACCACCACCATTTCATTTGGATTTACCCCAGTTCTTCGCCCCGACCTTACGGCATTGAACCAATGCCCCGCTAGCGTAAGCTGACGGCCAGACCTTATACCGAGCCTTGACCTTGTTATAGCAAGCGTCTTTCGGTTTAGTTTTTCTACCTAAAGGCATACCTTCTTATCTCCTACAAAAAGACTGGACAGTCCAGTCCCAAACCCCTAACAAAAAAGGAACTAGTATGAAAAGAAAACGAAAAGAACCAACTGATGTGGTGTTTATGGGCGATGCCCTTAAAGCCTCGGCAAAGAATTTAATCCCAGAACTCAAGTCGGAGGCTGGCTCCCCTACATTCTGGATATGTTTTGTGTGCTTCATTGCGGCTCCCATGTTATACTATTTCGGTACTGCATTGCTCTTCTCTGTTACACCCAAGCTTATCTGGTCTTTGTTCTTCACCGCTTGCGTCTGATCTCAGCTTCGATGCGGATTTTAGCGTAGTCCTTGGCTCGGTCCGCCATTTTTTCCAACTGTTTCTGCGCAGCATCTTGATTGGTTCTAGCCAGTCTAGCAAGGGACTCAGCCCTAGCAGGGGTAAGGATTCGCTTGAGGTATTCTCCGTTATACTTAGAGTAGTTGTAATACTCTTCCCTATCCATCTTACGTTGGATGGGTTTGCCGTTCTCTCTTGCGTTGATCTTCAGATTGATACTGGCTCCTGGCACAAATAAACCACCGCGAACCAACGGGGTAAAGACAGGGTGGGGTGCCATGGTCGGCAATACACCGAACCGTTTTTCAGTCGCTGCCCAAGGATATTCTCTAATCTCTTCACCAAGCCGATTGAGTTTTGGTTTACCCGCCACTACTGCTAATGGGGTTAGCCCGATCAAGAACCCCCCAGAGGTTGCGTTAAGTTCTTTATAATCGGTTACGCCGACCTTACCGTCCGGACCGATGTCGAAAGTACGGGTTGTCCAACGAGCAATACCGGGGTTAAGGAACCCAGCCGAATAGCTTTGAATAATCTTCTTAGCTTTATCAGATGCATCCCCCCTATCAGAGACGGCGTCGAACAACGTCTTCATGCCAGACAACAATTGCTTATCGAAGATTGAATTTGCGACAGACAAAGCAGCAGTAGATGCCAAAGTAATAAAGTCTTTCTCACTCAGTTTGCCGTACCGGTATTGGTCAGACACCAAAGCCATCGCCCCAAAAATTGTGTTAAGTCCTGGGAAATCTGTATGACGGAACTTCAATGGTCCGATTTTAACCGAGTTCTCTCGCCATCCTGCTTGCATCAACTGCTCTTTTTGATTCTGGTCTGTCGGGCCTCGACCCGTTACAGCAAAGAAAGCCTCGTCCCAGTCCTTGTCGATGTCTTTCATGGCAAGCCCAATTAAGGTGAAGGCAACGAGCGATCCGTAAAAAGCTTTAGTCTGTAACTGATAGTACTCGACGCTACCTGGTTCAGGTTTTTTGAACCGGTATTCCGAATCTCTAATTGCTCCGCTGATATTCCCCAAGGAGAATCCGTTGGCCCGCAACCAACCATACGGAGTGTAGTTCAAACCGGAGTTGATGATGTTGGCAATTGTGCGAGGGAACGCTACAAATGGTGTGAGTAACTTAGTTTTCCCAGCGATTCCGCCTATGACCGCCCCTCCCAAATACCCAATTAAACCGGTAGGGGTGTTGTTGAATGTTGCAAACTGGGAAAACTCTCGGATGTCGTCCATCTGGCCTTTCGCAAATCCAGCTTCTTTCTCGATGAACTTGTCCCGAAGCTGGTTAAACCGACGACGTTTGCCAGCCTCAATCTTGCGGTTCATTTCTCGGTAGGACTGAGTCTTAGGTTGGAGACCCGCGAGACTCCCGAACTCTCCCTTAGCTTCTTCCTGCGCCACCTGTTGCCTAATGTTAATTATTTCGGGGTTCGATTTGTTAAAGATATCTTCTGCTTTCTTAGTGGTTTGTTCCGCGGTCAGCCCTTGCTGTAGTAAAGAGTACCTAGCAGCCATGCGGGTTTTTGCCTCGTTCGCAACGACCGAGTTGTACGTGTCAGCCGCAGCCATAGCTCGACCAACGAGCTTCCAAGCCGCAATGTAGTTGTTGATAGACCACGGCTTGTTGCTGTCAAACTTGAAAGTTTCCAAGGGGTTGAGTTCGATTTTCTTTTCGTTTCTGAATCGGCTAAGCCCAGTCGCTACTGCGTCACCCGCTTGTTCCACACCCATCCGACCAGCAGCTTCGAGGTATGCGGAGAGGGCTGTCGCCAAGTAGTCCCCAAACTTTCCTTCGAGACCTTTCTTCTTTGATGCCTTAGCGTAAGCATTGGCGTCGGTAAATAGCTCCATCAATACGTTGAGGTGGGTAGCTCCCAAGTTTACAATCTGAGTCGGAGGACCCGATAAAACCCCAGCTTTCCATAGAGCCGACGCAACATCCAGTTGCCGACCAAGTTTGTCCCAGCCCTTCTGTTGTTTATACATCTCGTTAGCAATGTACGTTTGCAAAGAAATTGACTCAGTTGCTGCTTGGTCAGAGTCGGGGGTCAGTCTTTGAATTTTGTCAGCCCGTTTTTTGATCTCTGCCACAACTTCGGGGTCCCAAGATGGAAGATCCGTATAGCGCTCAGCGATTACATTATAAAATTTTTCGTCATCAAATGCTCCGAGGTTGATAAGCTCAAGCATCTGATCAATACTTTTCTTGGGCGCCTGCTCTCCCTTATCCCCGACTCTCCTAACAATGTTAGCAAGTTGACGTTCACCGGCTTTCTTGACCAAGTCGCCGTATCTTACGGCGATTAGTTTGGCTAGCGATTCAGCTTGTTTCTCGGTGAAGTTCGTAAACTTCTCCTTGACGATGTTAGTTAACGACAGAACGCTTGCACCCCGTTGGGTCAAATGTTTGCGAGCCTCGGCCTTAAAGTCGACAACTTGGCGTAGCAAACTGTCCAACGACCGAACAGCATTGGCGTTAAATGTCTTTGCAGCTATTTCTTCCAAACGTTTTCTCTCTCCGCTAGTCAACTGGCCTTCAGCCTTGGCTTCACGCCGTCTGGTATCCTCGGCAAGCTGGGATCGAAGATTACCCTGAACCTGGTTGAAGACTTGTTCTGAGAGCTCTACCCGCTTTACTACATCCAGCAGTCGTTGCTCAACTGAACGGGTATCCTCCGCCGAAACCTGTGTCGGATTTGTTTCTTGCTTGAACTGAGCGTTGACCAGCTTGCGAACCTCGCTCTCCAGTTTAGCAAACGCAGTCTGCTGTTCCTTGGTCTTCCCTGCTTGGTCCGCACCCAGCGATCTTAAGACTCTCCCCGTGACGGCATCAGCCGCATACTTGGCCAACCTAACAAGCGGAGGTAATGGGTCTTTCTCGATTGGTTGTGGATCGGTTGGCTTCTCACTCAGCGTTGAGTTAAAGAAATCAAATACTGTCTGGAGCTCATTGGGTCTGGCTTGCAAGGCTTTCGTATCGATCTTGCGACGCTCGAAGCTGGCTTCCAAATCTTGGTTGGTAGCAACTTTCCCACTCTTGATTCGCAAAGAGATCAGTTTGCTTAACAAATTTTTATCGATAGCTAGCAATTTCTGGATAGCTTCGCTGGCTGGAAGATTTTGCAAGCCCTCTGGCAGAACCCTGCTCGGTCCGGTGGGTGTAGCAGCAGAGGCTTTGACCCCCTCGATGCTCGCCACCAACTCCTCGTACGGAATCCCGAGTCGGATAAGATACTCATAGAAGTTTTCGTCAGCCGTTGGTGCCATGTCTCCGAAAGCAGCTAAGAGCTGGTAGAAGCTTTCACCTTCAGGTGCTGGCTGATCAGGCTTGCGCTCGCCAATTACAATCCTAGGTCCTTCATCTGGGGTGGTCGGTGGTAGAACCGTGAAACTGCCGTTGGATGATGTGCCAGCTAACTCCGCTTGGAGTGCGGCCAGATCCTCACGCAGACGCCGGATCTCTTCTTTGGCATCGAGGACTTCCTTTTGCTGATTAAAAATCGGACCGGTGTACTGCTTTACGATTGCGTAAGGGAGGAACATGTTGGCAAGAATCCGAGTCGCCCGCAAATCTTGTCCTGCCCGTGAAGCCAACTCCTGCCCGGCTGACAGGGCTTCACCCAAGTTGTTGGCTAGATAATCCCGAAGGGCAAGATTCTCCGGAGTAGTACCCCCCTTGGTTGTCTGGTCCAAAAGAATTCTGTCGTCGATAAGCTGAACAGCATCCCGCAGTCTGCGTCCGATAACACCAAGGGTCACAAGGCGTTCTTCAAACGGAATACCCTTGTTCCCATCCAACACTCGCTTGGCGTACATAACATCATTACCCGGAGAGTTGGCATCTACGAAAGCGTTTGCTTTACGCATCACTTCGTCTTCCACATAAGACTCGATGACTCGGGTCGTTAGCGCCTTTCGCAGAGCAATGTCTCTCGGGATCGTTGAGATGGCTCGGTTTAAGGCTTGGCTGTATGTCGGGTCAATCGAGGAAGCGTAGACGATATTGCCAGGAACATCCCGTCGGGAGATTCCGTCTTGAACAAGGAGGTCTCGTAGCTTGATCATTAGGTCGTCTCGGATCTTGGTGAACTGGTCGTTGGTCAGCCCGTATTGCTCAGATATTTCAGCCCTCGTTTTGTTCGAAGCCCCTGACACATACTGGATAATTTCGGCATCGCGAGCTGTATTCTTTATGTTCGTCCTATCCTGTAGTTTAACGAGAGCATCCCCAAGTTTTTGGGTCAACTCATTCTGGCTAGCCAGCATGTCCGAAGTAATTTTATTCGCAACTTTCGCGTCGGCAGCAGAGATTTTTTCCCCGTCTGCCAAGGTTTGAGTTACCATTTCTAAAGGTTCGTCGTAGGAAGTGACTTGGGGCTTGATCTCCACGGCTTGTTCAAGTCCAGCAAGGGCAGTTTCTTCCTTTGCGATCTCAGCTCTAGTTGCTTCTTCCCCGGTAGGACGGGCAAGCAACGCTTGACGCTGGGCTTCTTTTTGTTCTGGGGTTAGGCTTCTGCGTTTTGCCGGGGCTGTTTCAATCTGTTCCCAGCCAACACCCGAAGTCAGGCGTTCAACTTCCGCAGCCCCAGCCTCCACACTACGAAGTTCAGGAGATACGCTAAAAAATCCAGGAGCATCAAAGCTGTAGGGAGTTCTCGCCCTTTCCCTAACTATTTTCTGCTTGGCCCGTAGAAGTCTATTAGCAGCCAGACGATACACATACGTTGGAAGCGCAGATCCTTTTTGGTCGTTATAGGATCCGATAGCTTCCATCAAAGCGTCGTTGACCGCCATCCGCACTTCATCTCTGTCCCGAATAGTTGGGAACGAGCGGGAAAGAGAGGCTTCGACAGCAGCCCGTGATCTTCCTCGTCTTTCTTTTTTACCCGTCGCCGCGTCTTCGATCTCTTTGTCGGTTAGGCGCACCCTGTCATCAAACTCGTAGTCAATCTTTTCGAACAAATCTTTATTGTTTTGCTGTTGTAATCTAGCTTCTTCTTGAGCTATTGGGTCTGCGCTACTAGCCAGCAAATTACTTGGCACAGTAGCTACCTCGCCGATAGCTTCCCTAATCAGACGGGGGGAAGTTTTATTAGCCAAGATGTCTTGGATGGCATCGTATCTATTATCAAAAATGGTTTTGCGACTTTTGACACCAGTCCCAAGATCTCCGACCAACCTCTTTAAATAAGTGCGGAGAGCCCCGAGGAGCCGGAGAATCGGCTTGGTGACAAGAGACTTGATCGTATCTTCCGTGATTGAGCCGGAGTTGTTTAACTGGATAACCGCTCGAACATACTCCTCGGCCAACCGTCCTGGTCTGCCACGATTAAATTCCCCAATAATCTGTTCCTTGGACTTGCCTTCCAGATCGATGCCTAAAGACTGGGCATAGGGGCCAAGCACCTGTTTGATCTGGGAAACTGAAAGACTTTGTTCAATCTCTCTGTTGCTTTGGTCATAGAATTCCTCGAATGCTTTGCGAATAGATTCTGGATTTGCGTAGATTTCTGGGTTACTAGCCCTCGGGAACTTCTGGATGAAAGCCGAAAGCATGGCCTTGCCGTCGCTGATGTGCAGAATTTCTTCCTCCAACATCTTGACCAAGAAGTCACCAGGATTTGTAGTAGCGCTCGACATCAAAACTCTCGCCAGTTGGTTTGGGTTTAAGAAAAGAACGCCAGCCACATAAGGATTTCTCGGATCGGCATAAAGACCACCACCCCCACGAGCGTTGGGATCGACGACAATACTTTCGATATTTGTAAACGCTTCTTTAAGATTGCGACCGCGACCCAGAGAACCTTTCTTTTCAATCTCCCGCTTCACATTAGCGAGTGCGGTGTTAAGAATCTTTAATAACCTTCCCAGTCTTGCTTGAACTTCGGGGTTGGGGTTAGGTCCTAAGAAACTAGCGACTGATTCCCCATCTAGTTTGATGTTGGTTCCTGCCAGATTGGTTTGTAAAGTTTCAGCAACCCTGCTGAATTGTTCTTCTGCCTGCGCTAGTCTCTCGTCTGCGGTCTGCGGGGCGGTCGGCTCGCCTGCTGGAGGTGCCACAGGTGCACCAACTTCTCCAGCCGGTCGCTCCTCCGCTTTGGGAGCGGTAGGTTCGCTGACTGGGGCTGGCGGGACGGCGGGAGCTTCGGGAGCTGGGGCTCCTGCTGCGACTTCTGGTGCTGTTTCTTTCGGTGCTTCAACTGTTGGGGTCTTCGGAGTTTGTTTGGCAACAATATCCTTCGCTTGGGTTCTATCTAGCCCTTCGATGTCCGCAGGTAAATACCCCAGTTTAGTAAGAGCTGTAACTTGTTTCTTTGTAGGAGGAAGTTTCTGAACTGCCGGGGTTACGGGTGCGGGAGTAGGGGTTTCGACGACCGGCGCAGTTGGCTTTTCTGCCAGCTCTCGGAACATTTCTTGTCTTCTCTGGGGTGTGGCGTTATTATATTCGTCAACCCACGCTCGCATTTCCGAAACAATCTTTTCCAATTGATTGAAGTTTTGGTTTCCCAAAGCAATTGCCGCATCCTTCCCTAGTTTTCCCAATTTAGTTACTGGCTTATTAAATTTTTCGTGGGCTTCCACATACTTTCTAAGTTCTTGTTTTGCGATTTCTTTTGACCTCTTAATCTCTGCCTCAATCTTATCCCCATGTTCTTTTCGTAACTTTTCGTAAACCTCAAACAATCCTTTCGGCCCACCTGGTTTACCAACATTGTCACTCAATCTCACTAATTCTGGGATAGATTTTAATGTTCGGTACTCTGCATTTTCTCGGTACCCTTGTTCAATCGAGCTTTTTACTGTTCCCCAATTATTTTTCCTATACTTTTCAACTTTCGCTATCTTCTCATCCACATTCCCAATAGCGTTTTCTTTCTGAGCTCTATTTGAAAGATCTCCGATATGTTCTAATAAATCTATCAATGTCGGAGATGATGCTGTTTCTTCTTTCAGCTTCATAGTCACGTCCATCATCGTAGTTTCTGGCTTCCCTCTTTGGCTATCTGCTGCTTCTTTAATTTTTTGATCCAGATTCTTAGCTTCAGTTTTTGGAGCAGGTGTCTCAGCAACAGGAGTCGGAGCTGGTGCTTCAGCTACTGGAACGGGAGCAGGAGCAAGTGTCTCAACCACGGGAGCTAGAGCTTGAATCTCTTCTTGTGCGACAACCTGAGCTGTAGCCGGAGCTACCTGCTCAAGCGGAACTTGAACTGCTTCCGAAATCGGAGCCGTAGTCTCTGGCGCAGGAGCCGGAAAACCAGCCTCTGCCCCGACTTCTCTGACGACTTCTTGCGGTGTAACCTCTGCCTCAACAACCGAAGGAGTTGGGATTGGTTCGGCAAATACTTGAGCGGCTTCCGCCTCAGCTTCAGCCAAGGTTGGGGCTGGGGGAGCAGTTGGAGTGGGGATAAGAACAGGTGGCTCACCCGCAGTTGGAGCCTCCTCCGCTTTAGGAACAAGCACCGGAGGTTGTTCCCCCGCTGGTGCTGGGGTTTCCTCCCGAGCAAGCACCGGAGGTTGCGTTATCTGTTGAGTAGCCCTAAGAGCGTTATCAACCCTCTGTTTTTCTTCGGGTGTTAAGGTGTCAAAAACATTTTGTTCTTCGGATAAGATTGCATTGGGGGCAAGTTCTAGCACCTTTACTTTCTCGTCAATCGAAAGATTTCTATAAAAAATATCTGCCTCGTTTCTTGTTGCCGCCCCTTGTAATTCTGTCCTGTTCTGTTCTGAAATCTGGTCCAAAAGAACTTGGTCTGCGGAGGCTGGCGCACTATTTTCAACCAAATTTTTGTAGGTCAGCGTGGCAGCTTCAACTCCAGACATAGGTAAGCCAATGACTAACTCTTCAGCTACCTCTCGTCCCTTAATATCAATAGGCTGACTAGTCGCTACTTGAGCTCCGGCTTGAGCTGCAACCTCACCAACCGGTTCTGAGACAACTTGAATTCCGATTTGTTTCCCAACCTCTTTGGCAACGCCACGCACACCGGCTTTTGCAATTTCACGGGCGGGGGCGGCTAAAATATTTCCAAGCCCGAAGGCAGCCAGTCCAGTCGCTCCGATCGCCAAGCCACGGGCATTGGCGTACTTGATGGCGTACGCTTTAAATTCTGGGTCAGCTAATACTGAAGCAATCGCTTTCGGATCCGTAGGACTAAGCCCACGCTTTTCAACTTCTTCCGTGATCAACTGATCAACGGTTACCAAAGCATCGGTTGCCCCACCCAAGACAGCGCTGGAATACAGACCAGCACTTGCCGCACCTGCTGGCCCAGCAACCGCTCCACCTATCCCGGCGATACCAAGTGAACTGGCCAAAGCTGGAAGGTTCGATCCCATGCTCTGCGCTAAAAAAGGTAGCGCTAGATCAAACGGGTTCGTTACGATTTCTTTTACAGCTCCAAAAAATCCAAGTTGTTTATTGCTATACTCTTGGAATTCAGGACTCAGATATTTTTCCTGCTCTTGCCGCTTTCTTTCCGCGATTGCATTGGCTGCGCTCTCGGTATCTGCTACACCAATCAACGCACCGTATCCCGCAACACCAGATTCCAACGACCTATAACCAGACTGGCCTTGTTGAATCAACTGTTCAGCATAACTTGGTGGTTCGTAGTCCGCTCCTTTTAGCCCTTCTTGTTTTGCAATGCCCGAAAAATAGCTTTTGGTAAATTCCAGATCGTCCTTGGTAGTCAGATTTCCCGTTGATGCTAAGTAATTTGTGGCATATTGACGCCACCGGTCGTACAACTCCTGCTTTTCCGCTGAGTCGAGGGTCTGGTATTCAGGATCCGAGGTGTAAGAATCCCAGTTTGTAAAACTTTGCGCCGGAGTCTCTTCTGCTACTACAGGCTCCTCAACTCGAGCTACTGGAATATCTAATTCTGTGGGGGCTTCGGCAAGTGCCCGTTGTTCTTCGAGGTATTCTTGCAGATCTTCCTCGTTGATCGCAGCCATAAAGATCTAAATACCAAAACTTTTGTAGTCCGGCAATGTTAGAGTTTAGAGGTTACCTGTGAATTCGACTCTTTACCTTGACTTAGTTCTTCTATAATTTTTCTCTGCTCATCAAGCAATGCAGCTTGGAAATTTTCACCTTTTTTAGCTCTCTCCCTTGCCGCTTTCTCCGCTCGATTAACATTCTTGGAGTATTGGGCTAGCTCTCGGGCTACCGACCCAGCAGACTCTGCAAACTCTAGGCCGGGTTTAATTGTTTTTGCTGCTAAAAGAGCGGGTGCTACACCAGGAATACTCTTCATTGCTGTTTCTGCTACGCCCCCTACAACTTCGACTGCCCCCTCACCAACTCCGAGTGCTGCCCTAGCCCCAGGAGAAAGTGTAGACTCAAGGGGGGAAGCTCCTGGCGCCGGCGTTGGAGCTGAAGTTTTTGCAGGGGGTACCGTTGGAGGCGTTCCCTGCGGAGCTGATTTCTTCACATCCTTTAAGCTCGGGGCGCCAAAAACTCCTCGAGCGCCAGCCTCAACAGGCGCACCGCTCGGGGCTGTCGAACCACCCGAGTCAGAAACTTGTTTAGCTTTGCTGTAATAAAATTCTTGTTGTCTTTGCAATCCTGCGATTTTTGCCTCCGCCGCAGTTTTCTCAATCCCTTCCGGCATCCCTGCGGCATCGCTCTCAAGCGCAGTTATCTGTTCCCCGATTTTTCCAGCGGCATCAATATAGTCTTTGGAGGCTTGTGATATTTGCGAAACGTTAGGGCCGGAAACACCAGACCTACCATAAAGAGGTCTAGGAGTTTTAGCTGTACGAACAATCTTACCACCCTCCATCTTTAATTCGACATCGGTAGCGCCTGCGCCAAAAGCTTCGGCCTCAAATCGTCCTCTTGTTTCCGCATCAAGCAAAACTTGGCGACGCCGAGCAACATCTTCTTGCGCTATACCCGCTATACGTTTGAGATTTCGCATTCCGGCAGCGTACGAGACTGGGTCTGCTTCTCGGTTTAAAATAATGTCTCGAAAATAAGTAGTCGCGTCTTGGTCTCCTATTTTCTCACCATCAAGCAGACCCGTCTCAAAAGCAGACTGAACTTCTGCCTCGTCTTCTAAAGACTTATTGGCTTGGTAAACCCTGTATTGGTCATCATAGGGTTTGAATATCTCGTTTAGAACTGCGTATGAAGACGGGTTCTTAGCGAAAAGTCTGAAAGCTTTCGCTTTATCTCTAAGATAAGTCGGACTATTCCCCCCATCTGGCATCAAAGTATCAAGAGCGCCCGTCCATTTATCTCTTTCTGCCCACGCCTCTTGCAATTGATTATAAGCCTCTCGGTTGCGGTCAAAGTTAAATTTATTGATCTCGTAAGTAATATCACCATTGCGGATATCTTGGTCTTGCCTCTCTCGTCTGAGGTCGAAGTCTCTGTCGTTCTGAACGACCAGTTGTTGAAATTGTTTTTCCCTAAGTGACTGAGCTCGATTGGCGTTCTCAATGTTGGTGTACGCATTAACCTGATCCGTGAACATTTTAAAGTTCGCGTTGTCCACGGCTTGAGTATCCCCAGACTGATAGGAAATCTCGGCCATGCTTGGGGCTTGGAACTGTGGTGGTAATTGGTATTGCTCGGCCATATTAGAATTGGACACCTCCTACAGTTATTGGGGCTATACCTCCGTAAGATCCTCTGGATTGCGGGACAAGGAAATTATTAAGTGGGTTCAACACGGAAGGGGTTGAAGGCGTGAAAAATGAAGCTGTTGGCATCGTGTAAGCTTGGCCTAAAGAACTAAAAGCCGTAGGGCTAAGTGATTGTCCCCCTCCAGAAAGACCACCGCCCCCTAGTAGACCACTAAAACCTTGGCCCATTATGGCAGACCCCGCGTTGCCGATTAAACCACCGAAAGCTCCGGCTCCTGAGGTAGGGGCAAAACCACCACCACTTGCAAAACTCCCTATGCTCCCGCCCAAGGCCGAGCCTATGCCAGCACCAGCAGGCCCACCCAAAGCAAACCCAGCAATTCCACCGAGAGCACCACCGATTGTCCCGAATAGACCACCGCTACTTCTAGCTTTCGCCACATCGTAGTTGTATCTATTAATCGCGTTTTGGTTAGCCACATTAGCTTGATCTTGGGCCGCTTTTAAATCTTCACCACGCAACTGGCCAGTCGAGAACAAATAGTTTTGTGTCTGCTGGGGGGATAAAAAGTTAGATAACTCTACAAGTCCTGGAGTATAAGCTGCCCCCTGTTGCATCAGCTCCATCGTAGTCAAACCGAAATCACGAGCTTGAAGATTACGAGCTATTTCACTAGTTGCGGGCAAGCCGACTGCCATAGCCTGTTCAGCCCCTTGTCTTTGCACTTGGGCTTGAACATCGGCGGGCACAGCCCCTTGAAGCAACTGATTGACGAGCGTACTGATCTGGGTCGTTGCCCCTAGCGTTCCGGGCAAACCCGTCTCAAGTTCCTGCCGGAACTGCCTATTTACGTTAGAGGCAAACGATGAGAGAGCTGGGAATTGTGCTTCTTGCCCCAAGAATTTTGTGAACGTCTCCGAGAGAGGTACTTCTCTTGGTGCCTGCAATTGTGGGGGTGCTGGTGCTGAGCGTCTACCCCCCATATTAGGCCATCCTCTCCGCTAAAGCCCAAGGCAAAACTCGCATACGGTCATCGTATTTACCCCTCTCAAAACAGATCCACGACCGAACACCGGAGACAGCCATTGCATTCCGAACAAGTTCTCCCCTTATCGTTTTGTCATCGGAAGCCAAAACGACAATCGCCACTCCTTGGGAACTAAAGTCATTCTTCCACTCGCTAATCTCTGAAGGCTTATCCACAAACTGCAAGGCCAAGACACCATCCACTTTTCCCTTAGCATCTTGGTGAACAATGAGTTGCCCGAGGTCAGCAAAGAATTGGATCATGCCCTTCAAATCCTTCCGGTTCCAATGCCGATAGAAGGGAATTTTCTTTTCGACGTAGGTTGTCACTTGACCATTGATATCTTTCATTTTAAGCCGTTCGTCAATAATTGCTTGCGTTACAGGATATGGGGTATATCGCCCATGGCGAAGCCCAAACCCTGAACTTGCATGTTGAGTCTGGCCCCACCCCTCTTCTCGAGAAGCTCAGCACGGAGGAGTTCGATAGCCTTGTTTTCGTGGAAGGTAAAGAAATCTGGTTTTTCAATCTGCATCAAGGCGGTGACCATCTCTACCATAGCAGGGTAGTTCTTGATCGCCATCTCAGAGGAGTCGTTGGTCTTCGGAACAAACCGCTTCTTGGCTAGAATAACGATATCGGTGTTTGGAACCGCGCACCCGCAGTCTGGTCGGTTCACAAAATAACGTCGTTTGGATTCGTACAAACCGGTAGAATTGTTCAGAACATAACCCTCACCACGATCAACTACGGTGTAGACTGAATCATTGTTTACCGTCCTGTACCCCGGTCCGTTCTCGTGGAAGTCATACTCCCGAGCGAACAAATCCATTCTCTGGTTATCGTAGGCCACGAACAAAACCGAATCTACCTCGTTGGGTAGATAGATATCCCCGTTGGTAGGTACGCTTACTGTATACTGGTCGATCGTCCCGAACCACTTGCCCTTGGTCATCAGATGCTCTTCGGCTCTGTCGATTGCGTAGAAGAGGACTGCGTCGTCCGTGTGGAGACCGTCCTTGAGATCGAGAGCCATACGAGCCCTCATGTAACCCATGGTTCCGGGTGAAGAGCTTGTGATGATGGACTGATAGTTTAATCGGCGAGCACCCTCGAGTGTCTTGTCTAACACTACAGACAAGCGTTCAACAGCTTTAGCCTCGAATGTCTGGGCTAGATCGAGCTGTCCATTCTGTTCCCGCCAAAGAGCGAGAAGCATAAGACGGAGGGCATCTAGGTCTTGGATGATGAGAAGATCGGTGTCGGCGGCAGCTGGTTGGAACTGAAGCTTTCCGGTGATTTCGACAAGCGAGGCATTCCCAGAAACTCGGTAAGTACGATAATTCGAGGAACTCGGATCACGGCTGACCTTCACGATGGATTGTCCATCGGCCAAGAAAGCCTGCTCACTATTTGTTAGGAACATGCTCTGGGCACCGACTGGAGAAATTGGGATTGCAGAGCTAGTGACCCGTAAAATTGTATTGATGCCGAAACCACCGAACCCCGTGGCTTGGCTGATGCTACCCGTATAGTCAGGAAGGACGAACAGTCCTGCGTTCACCTGCACAACATATTTGGCGAGAACACCCAACCAAGAACGCACCGCATAGAGACGTCTCTGCGCCTCGTTAATGCGGGCGGTGACACGCGAGTCATCTTGGTACACGCCGTTGTCGACGTATACAGAAAGCGTAGCCTTGGCTTCTGCTAGGGTAATAGCCATGGCTTACGCTGGTGGTACTGGCCAGATTACGTCTTGTGGTGTTGGGAAATCCTTGGTTACGTCACGAAGCTCTTGGCGATAGGTTACCCAATCCGCTTTGTTTGGGATAGAGACATCAGACAATTGTGTCCAATCCGACTGCTGAAGCTTCCAGTCCCTAGTGTTCCGTGTGGATGCCCAGATATAATCATCCTCCACATTCGGCCAAGCTGCTTCTAGTTCGGCTTCGGTTGGCTGGGGTTGAGAGTAAGACCAATCAACAAGTTGAGGTCCGTTACCATCTGCTTGGTCAATAATATTATAGTCAGAACCAAAAATGATTTCGGGATAGATGTAAGAGATAAGGGCTGGGATAATAACCATATTAAGCTCCTAGATAAAATCCTTGTACATAGGTCGCGTATGTTAAACTTGGTATGGCCTGATTAGCAAGTGCGGAACCAACCTTCCAAGTAACTGAATACGTCCTACCATAAATTTCAAATGTATCTGTAGTCCCGTTAAAGTTCATAATACCGGTAACAGAAGTCATGGCCGTAGCCCCAGTAGCAGGACCGGTGACTTGAGTGATTCCATGTATACCATTTGTAGCAGAACCGTTCTTATAGATAGCAATCGCCGACCCAGCCCCAGAACCTCCATCTAAAGCATGGATTTGAGCAGTTATTTGGTAATACCCAGAGACTGTGGGAGTAAATGTGCTTGAGGATAAAGTAATGATTGAGCTTTGGTTAAACACAGTAGTATCAAAAGTACATTTTGTTGTAGTATTAGTTGTTACCGTTTGATCCGAGCTCTTCGCAAAAAAGAAAGCTCTGTTCGCAACCGATGGTACAAGAGAAACAATATCAGAAACCAACCCACGCTTGGTGTTGCTCGAATCACTTGCATCCAATATGAGAACGCTATCCGCGCCCACTATGGTCACGACAGGAGCAGCGGTAATATAGTTCTTAACATAGTCTAGAAATCCGCTGGAACTCACCGTGATCTTCATAATCGGACGAGTCGCCGATGTTGTGTCGAACCATACGATGTCCGATGTGAATCCTGTGTTGGTGGTGGAGAACACAACCTTGCTACTCAGGGCAAAAGCGGGGACGTCCAAGTACTGTGCAAACAGTTCTAGGAGATCCTGCGGTGTACCGTAGCAGGTGTCGTTGGGAAGGGTTCCTGGGATTAGGGCCATTTGTGTATCCTATCTATAAATTACTACAGAAATAGCGGCTGGTAAATCCACTTGTGCGTTATTAGCGTACGAAAGATAAGTAAAAATACCTATTGAATCAGCTTGGTAGCTAAAGGCTGAACACCCAATAGATGGTGTCGATCCAGTTAAATGATGGGCGGAAATAGAAAAGGCATAACCAGCATCAGGCATTGGTGTAGCGAAAAAAATATAATATTGCCCAGTCGCTTGTCTCAAAACATTTGTAACATTTCCGCTCCCATTGATAAATCTATTTGTGTTAGCTGAGCTGACGGCTCCCGTACTATCTAGGGTTCCTGAAAAACTCACCCAAGCTCTAGCACCGAAAGACGGAGCAGTACCCGTTGCGGTAGACAGTTTGGTAGCCGTAGCAGCATTCCCAACCAGAGCACCCGTGAAGGTGGTGGCTGCCACATCGCCGGCATTGTTGATGACGACTTGGTCCACACCTGCGACGGTGATCACCCCGCTGGTGTTCGTAGATTCTGCTCTAAATCCCATGCTCATAGTTCAGCATCCCCACGAACATCTATTGTTCCAACTCCTGAATTTGCTGCTGATTGATATACGCTATTTATCGATAGAGCCGCAAAAGCTGCTCCGCTCCCTCCGCTATTATTTGCAAGCGAAATAATTGGTGCGGATCTTTTTGTTACTTTCCAGAAACCTTGATTATATGAAGTTGCCCAAGCCGTATTGTGACATAATTGGCTAATTATTACCTCATAATACCTCTGACACAACGCCAACTCCGTCCCAATCGGCCTGTGCTCAAACCCGGTTGCGGCTGAGCCTTCCTCTAATTGTACTCCTGTAATATAGAATTTGTCGTCTGCGCCAGCAGTTCCAGTTGTTGTATAATAAAAATATAAACCAATTTGAGTACAATCCGATGGAACTGTACCACTGAATGAGTATTTTACCCATGATGTAGTTATGGCCTGCGTCTGTGAAATTGGGGTTGTCAAACTTGTCCAAGCCCCCATTGATGATGCGGATTGATCTGTTCCCTTTGCACAAAACATTGCAAGGTTCAATCCATTCCCAGATGATGAAAAGTTTGATCCAGACTTCGCATAAAATGAAATTGTTACTGTTTTCCCTTGAAGTGGGATTGAATCAGTTGTTTCCATTGCGTAAAGCAATTCAATTACGCCTGTTGCAGTTGTACCAGATCCTCTTCCTATTTGAAGAGAGTATTGAAATCCTGCTGGTGCGCTTGTTATTCCACCATTAAACACGCCACCTGATGCACCTGTATATCTTGCCGCCCATCTATCTATTGTTAAGTATGAAACAGATCCAGTAAGTGTTCCGCTATCACCTCTTTGTCTTATCCGCATATCCCCATTGATAATGCGATTTCTAAACGAACCACCCACAGCCGTCGACATCTGGGTCTGGTCTGGGAACGTGATGGAGGATCCTGAAATTGCTATGCTCATCCTGCGATCTCCATGAGAGTGATAGTAGAAATTGTCCTAAGGGTAAATGTGTTATCGGCGTCAAAATAACCCGAGTTCAAACAGAAGACACCCCCGTTGGGCGCTATGTATTGGATTTTATAGGTAATAGCGGATACTGAAGATGGGCTGTCCAGAAAATTAATTGTAACTGTTTCTCCAGTATTCAAATTATTCGCGTAAAATTCTGCGGCTGTGCAAACTTTTCTATTCGACGGAGAACCGCTTGTATTGACACCTATCGGCGTAGAATCACGCATCAACCTAACACCAACATTAGACGTGCTACAACCATGCATATGTGCGGTCACTAAGATTTTATTGCTCGTGCTAGCCGGAGTAATAGAAGCAGATAATCCAGGTATATCGTCAAAAGAAGTACTGGTTAAACTATTTTGAACTGTCGATTGAACACCTTGCACTACTTGCAAAACAGCACCAGCACCAAAGTTTGCCCGAGCCGCACCGCTGGCTAATTTACCGGAAGTTACTTGGCTATTGCCAATGTTGCCAGTAACGATCCCAGTCGTTCCGCTAAGAGAAAGAGCCATTAGACTATACTCCAGGTTGAGCCAGTTGGGACGGTAACCGTAACCAAATTATTGATGGTGATGGGGCCGAAAGACCCAGCGTTAGCCCCGGCTGAAATTGAATAATCCACCGTAATATTTGTGGGGTTCTCCCAAAAAGCTAGATTGCCCGCCCCACCCTTTGCACCCGATCCCGGAGGGATGAGGGTCTTGATGTTGGCGATGGTGACCTTCTGGGTGATACCGCCTGCGACAATGGGGAGGATGGCCGTGTCTGGAGGGGTAGTCGTAAGCTCCGTTAGGTTTGAGATCTTTACGCCAGCCATTGAAATCTATCTCCTGTAAAAGTATTTCCAAGTCAAGTGAATAGCTCGTCCTCGTCCGTCACGTTCGGATCGAGTTCTGCTGGGAAAAAGGCTACCACAACACGGGTCAGAGCCGAAGGGGCTATCGTTGCGTTGGATAGGACTGCCGAGCTTAAGGTCAAACTACTAACGGTAGTGCTAGCGGGTATCAATGGAGAACCCCCAATTTTAACCTGTCCGGTTGTTGGTCTAAAAGACATAAGCGTATCGGTGACACCAGCGGGAGTGGAACCTAAGGCGTTGGTCGAAAGGGTTACGTTTGGGGCTGAGATACTTAGAACAGTAGTTCCGTAAGTGAAATAGTCGGTAACGAGTTCAATAATATCTCCGACCGAGATTCCATCAGTAACGCCACCATTGGTAATGGTGATTGTGGGAGAACCTGAAGTAGCAGTAAATGTTTTTACAATAGCTACGGCGTACGCGAAATACCCTACCTTTACGTTTTGGAAATCAGTTACTGTCAGGGGCGGTACGGGAGCAGTAGAAGATGCGCTTAAAGTGGCACTCCCAGCGCTACCAATATTGCAATTCACCCATTCGGCTTCCTCGGCCAACACGAGCTCACCGTCCGCGATGTTGGGGTCGTTGTTTACGCTATCCTCACCAGCGATAGATAGAACACCACCTAGCGGGGGGACAGTAAATCCCGGAGGGCAACAATTCAATTCTTCGCATGTATCTTCAGGCATTAGACAACCTCCACATAATCGGTTCCCTGATACTGTTCAAGTTGGCGCTGACCAAGAACAAGGAAGCGGGTGAGCTGGGCGTGGCCAACCCATTCGATACGGAATTGGAAATCGTTACCGAAATAATAAGGCCGTCCGACAATCGGATCAGAATCTGCTGGGGGCGTCGGCATGCGAATCTGTGGGCGGTACTGGGGTTGGAAGTTCTTTGGGGCAAACATATCTTCGCAACTGGCTGTCCCGTTAGGTCCGGGAGTCTTGACTGGAATAACTGTAAAGTCAGTCCCAACCCCCGTGATAGTATAGATATAGTTTGGGAAGGCTCCTGTTCTGGTTACGTTAGTAAAATTAATCCCCGCTGCGGTAAGGGCGTTGGACATGAGCAAAACGTCGGCGACGGGGTTTGACTCTACGAACTGTAGGGGTTCGGTATAAATAGAACCGCCTGCCGCTGGAACAGACAGCCTATACCACTTTATGGTGGACGTAGAAAATCCAATTGTCACCGATTGAGAAGCAAGATTGAACTCAGTCCCTACACCAGTCTCCACGCAATTTTCTACTGTGGCACATCGGGAGAATTCATGCCACTCCCGCCAACAAGCATACTCATCTGGTCTCCAATATACTTTGAAATCTGTGTTACCCCGTAAAGACCCCAACCATAGATCGGCTCGGATAAGTTTCTTTACTTCGGATGGAGAGCCAAGCTGGAAACTTCGTGTCTCCAAGATGGACGTAATTGGGATAGGCGTCGCATTGACTGGTTCGTCGGCGTAGATGTCCGAAGTAAGCTCCCAGACTGTATTGGTTGCGTTAACTTCATAATCGACACAGAAAGCAAAAGCTCTAGGTTTACCGTCGACAACACCAGAAATTAGTTTGGTGACATCCAAACCCCTCCAAAATCCATCATAGCAAGAAGCTCTCTGGGCCCCGACCGAGGCTAAAGTTGTGAAATCAAGTGCTACAATTGAAGAGAAGGTAATAGGTCTTTTTCTCAGAGTGGTTGATGGAACACCTCTAAAGTCAATTTTAGGGGTGGCGGTTAAAAGAAAACGATTATCGAACACGATACAACTACAATTTTTAAGCATGTTCTTCGTATCATAATTTAGTACCGCGTTCATCTCTGCGGACATCGGAACTCGACCGAAAGAATTGAACTCGGCTCTAGCATTACGATAGGTACGGAGTCCGTCAAACGAACGGAAAAACACGTCGCCATTAGCCGTGGTCAATGACTCTTGCCCAGTTGAACCAATCGAGGCTAGCGCGATACGCTGGAACCCAGATGTGTTTTTCCACTCTGTTCTTGGAACAGCTACAGAGAGGGAGATAACCCCAGTCTCGCAAAATATGAGAAGATCTCCCTGCCCAGCACCGGCATCTTGGACAGGCATAAAGATCATCCCCGTGATTTTCCCGAGGAAACCAGGAACTTGCAAAGCACCGCCCTCGTTTAAATAGGTGGTTTCTGTAAAACGAAGTAGATCAGAAGCGGCTCCAGCATTCGCTTTTGCTGCAAACCCACCGGTTCCTGCTGTGGCTGAACTTGGATTAGCTATGTCTATCGTGAATTGTGTATTACTGGTCTTTGTTATTTGCCAAGTTCCGTTACTCCCGTTACTGGACGAATGACCAGAAATAGTCACGTAATCTCCAGTAGAGTACCCATGGTTCCCAGACGTAGTTATTTCATAGGTCGCCGTTCCAGAAGCCCCAGCACCAGAAACTATGGTCACTTGATCGGTGCTGCCGCCGTACGCCAAATCGCCAGCCGTCCCAGAAGTCCGCTCCGTATTGGCGACAAACAATCGCCCTTGCCCATAAGCCATCACAGTTCCGATCGGCACTTGGGAAATCTTGCCAGTAGAACCAGCGGGGCCAAAACCGCTTATCCAAAGATTGTCCCCGTCCCAAATACGAGGAGCGCTACTTCCGTCTTGGATGATAAGATAATTCTCGGCCTGCACGAAATAGCAGTCAGCGTATATGTCCATTGGGTTAATAGAGTAAGCCGTTCCGGTGCCAGCCCCGGAAGAACTATTGGAAACAAACTGTTCACCAATGTTATTGCTAGACGCACCGTAAGAAGTCCAAGTGGTAGTTCCGACAGTCTTAATTATATAAGACTCTCCAGCAATAATATTGGTGGCTTCTACTACTGGGTATACTCTTTGAACTTCGTAGGTTCCTAAATCAATTTTAATAACAAACCCACTCATCACCGAAAACACACATGGATTTTTGTCGGCTCTACGATCTTGGTAATAATACCCGCCTTGGAAGAGGCCGTTAACGAAAGAATCTAAACCACCATTTGCTTCGACACTCGCGTTAGCCAAAACCAACTGGCGGAATCCGGGACGAGTAATGGGAGTCCCACCTCTGAATGTAACGTTAACTGCTCGCGAAACAGCGTTGTCTGAAATCAGGTTGGGAGCTCTGCTCGAATCCATCCCGCCTGAGAAATCACGTTGTCCCTCAAGGAGTAACGTGGAATCAGCTATAGCCATAGAATCGTATGTATCGTATTCTCAAACGGACGGCAACTAGTCTTTGATAACAGCCCAGTTATCACGCCATTTCGAATTGGGTTCCAAATAGATAGACTTGGTCTTAGGCATCTTAGATCGAGGCATAATAAACAGGGCGTCCTGCCCAATGTGATAGAATATAAAAGTGTCGCAATCGCTACGACTATAGATACTTTTAGCTTTATGTGCATTCATCTTTGCCGCCCAACCATATCCTGGTCCCTTAACTGCTAAAAACTTAATCTTTCTTCTACGTTGGTGGTCTTCGTTCCCGATGGTCGACTTAACTTGGATTCGGTGCAGTTTACCTCCCCAGTCCGATACCAAGTCATACCCAGAATCGAATACTGGAAGATTAACTAGGAAACCATGTTCCAATAGTTTGGCCGAAACTCTCTGTACTCCAACGGCACCGATTCTTAAACTCATAACCAATCCTTTGCTAACAGGGAACTCAAGAGACGCCGGCGTCGATACACGCCATCTCCGTCTCTACTGCCCCCGTTGTTGGTGTTGCCTTCAATCGTTATGGCGAAATCGCCTGATACCCTCTCGATTAATCCCGTGTGCCCCACTCTTTTAAGGCTTTGAAAATAGATCCCGAAGGTATCTGCTTCGGTGGGTAGTCGACCACGCCCTCGATCCCAGTTAGGTTTTTTGACGAAATCTGGAGACCACGCACTTCTCGGGTAGGGATTACGATCTCGCCCGAGGGCAGAGTCGCCAACCCAGACGACGTAGGCTGCACACCACGGGGCGCCCGACTTTTCGAGCCCAACGCTTTTGAGGATTTCTTCGACTTCTTTCCCGTCGTTTCTTCCTGTTGCTTCTTTGATTCCGATTGTTGATTTCGCAAATGATATGATCTTTCCGCGAGCACTACCTTGCGGGTCAGGACTTCCCATTCCAAATCCTCCAGAGAGAACCAACGTCGCAAAGCCCAGAGCTGGAAGGATCGGAACATTTAGGAACCTCGGGTACACAGCGCGAATGTAATCAAAAGACCGATGGAGAGATAGACTAGTAGCTTGGCTTTCGTCTCTGGGTGCAAGTCACGGAAGTCGTCAGCAAAAGCCTCGGTGTCCAGATACTTGTCGAAGGGCTTCCAGTCGAAGGCGATGACGAGCCACACCATGAACACCCCTAGCAAAAACTTGACTGACCCGAACACCAGTAAATGTAGGGCTCCGATGTCTATAACCCCCGCTGTGGGGTCGATATGCTGAAGGAGGGGTCCCAGCCCGAAGAACAGCCCAAGGGCTACCACAAGGGCTATTAGGCCCTGTACGTTGGTCTTAAGGAAGTTCACCAAGGAATCCCCACGAACTTCCTAGCTACGAACATGATACCACCGAAGATAAAGCCCCTAAAGATCCATAGAGCTAACGCGATAAGAGCACCACGATAGATCCATAGTTCTTTCAAGGCTTTCCTCTGTTTAGCTTTCCAGTCGTTGGCTTCTTTCGCCATACGTTCGTAATCCCCAGCTTGGGCTTCGCAGGCGGCTTGGGCGGAAGATAGTTGAGACTTAAGGCTACCGAACTCCTTCTTGATGGCGGGAAGGTTGCCTGCATTGACCGCTTGTTCGACAGCATCGACCCTCCGAGTAACCCCACCAAATTCTGGAGAGCCTTTGGGTTTAATTGTGGAACAACCGACCAATAACAATAACGGGAGGATTAGTAATTTCATGGGCTTAATATAGCTCCATGCGTAAGAATTACGAACCAAAAAAGTGTTTCCGAATGACTGGCCCAAACCAAGATACACAAGCAATTAGAGCACCGATGACAGCCGACTGCTTCCACCAAGCTTGCTCTACCTTACGAATCCGATCCTCGTGGTCATTGAGGTGGGCCAAGGTGGCGTCGAGCTTTGTTTCGATTCGGGCTAGTCTTTCGTTATCCTTCGGTGCCATACACTTACCTTACACGTTTTCTGCGATTTTGACAAACCACTCGTCGTTTTCGTCTTGGTAGATAGTAATGAACCCCTCGTCACAAAGGTATTTGATGCAGGCTAAGAGGTCTTCTTCTTTGGGGGTTGGGTTCATCAATATACTGTGGCTTAAGTTAATTCGTTTGGATAATCAACCCATGGTCTGCAATATACTGATCTAATTCTTCTTTTGTGTCTGCGATAACCATTGTGAATGGGCTAGATGTATACCCAGAGCATTGCAATGGTTCTATTACAATTACTTTAGTGTCAGCATTATAAATCATCCACCATTCTTGTTCTGTAGTATGCACCTCATCTGGAAAGGGAATTACATGTTCAGCGTTTATATTTTGATTAGAATAAATTTTCATATTAATTTGTTGTTACTGTCCAGCCTCTAGAGATAAGAGTAGCTTTATCTGTTATTCCTTGGCCAGTAGGCGCAGCATTTCCTGTTCCACCCAAATTCAAAATTCTAGTACCAGTTGTTTTGTTTGCTGTAACAAAAGCTGCCAAGATTGCGTTTACTGCGCTAGATGTTAAAAGATTATTTTCCGCTCTAAAATCACCCAGAGTATTAGGAATAGAGCCGCCTGCAAAGCCTGTTAATTGATTTGAGTAGCAGTAAAACGACCGAAGATTACCCAACCCACTTAAATTTGGAATTGATCCTGTAAGCTGATTTGAGTAACAAACAAAATTTTGTAAAAAAAACAATCCGTTTAAACTTGGAATCGATCCTGTGAGTTGGTTGTTGTTGCAACGAAAATCTATCAAATCAGTTGTTTGGCTTAAATTCGGAATTGATCCTGTGAGTTGGTTTGAATAGCAATAAAAGACTTGTAAATTATTCAATCCACTTAAATTTGGAATTGTTCCTGTGAGTTGATTATTGTTGCAACGGAATATCCGCAAATTAGTTAATAAACTTAAACCTGGAATTGTTCCTGTGAGCTGGTTTGAATAACAAGCAAAATCTCTCAGACTATTCAATCCACTTAAAATTGGAATCGATCCTGTTAGTTGGTTTGAGTAGCAATAAAAAATTTGTAAATTACCCAATCCACTTAAACTTGGAATCGATCCTGTGAGTTGGTTTTGGAGGCAAGAAAAATTTATCAAATCGTTCAATCCACTTAAACTTGGAATCGATCCTGTGAGTTGATTTGAGTGACAAACAAAATTTTGTAATCTAATCAATCCACTTAAACTTGGAATCGATCCTGTGAGTTGATTTGAATAACAATAAAAATTTTGCAAATCAGTTAATCCACTTAAACTTGGAATCGATCCTGTGAGTTGGTTGTTGTTACACTCGAAAGTAACAAGATTAACATTGCTCGATAAGCTCGGTATATTTCCTATTAGTAAGTTAGTATGACAAATATATGTTTGAAGATTAGTAAGTGCATTTAGATTTGGAATAGATCCTGTCACTTTGTTGTTCAAAAATCTAACACTTGTTATATTACTGTTATTTTCATACCCAATAATTTTAACAATATCATTATTATCACATCGAAATGTTTGTAAATTTGGAAAAATCGAAAGATTAATATTTCCCCTTAACTTTGGGGAACTTGTGCCGCAGGTAACGCCCGTCACAGTTGCTGCGGGAAGCAGGGAAATAATATCCCTAGAATAGGTGTTAAAAGTTTTGTTAACGGGAGTATTCAACGACAGTGCTTGAGTAGTCGCATCTATCCAATCTACTACAACGTTGGGAATTCCGGCTAAAGCATTTACTTGAAAACCCGAAAGCGTTAAAGGAATCGATACTGGAGAAACTTTCCAAAAACCAGTTCCGAAAGTGTCTATTGCGCCTGACAAAAAATTTAGGCCGAGGCCAAGGCCGAGTTTCGGCATGGCAGTTTATCCTGCCTTGTAGGCGATAAGAAGACCACTAGAAATCGTCACAGAACGAATATCGCCATAGATGACGGTTCCAGCAGTAAGTGACGTAGCTAAAGAGGCTGACCCAGTAATCCCAGGAGCTGTGATAGCGCTAATAGCCGTGTCTTTCAAAAGTTGAATCGTAACGAAAGGACCATTAGAAGCCGTGCCAGTTCCGGAGAGAACAGTAGATCCACCTAGACCCAAAGTCTGACGGCTCAATTCATTCGCTTTATTGGCTGCCCTCTGGACATCGTCCATGGGTAGCGGTGCTGTGCCTTCGGGATATAGTGCCATAAGTCAGTCCGTATTAAGAATACAATTCGCCTTGTACAAAAACTGTAGCCAGCATAGTACCCCCTGTGCCACCAGATGCGGCTGTGACTACTTTAAAATTAACGGTGTCGGTTGATATTCTTCTGGAAGTACTTCCGCCACCAAAACTACCGCCAGATAGAATCACGTCACCGACCGAGAAAAGTCGAGGGGCGATAGCAAGTGCCAAAACGTTACATGTCTTTATACCAGAACCGTTCTGGATTTCAAATTCTGGAGCTGTACCAAATCCTACACTCTGGTTGCTACTTGTGATGATCACCTTGACAGAATTTGCTGTGAAAGTAGAACCAGCGGGAACGGTGTACAAAAGAGTGTTTGTGTTACCCGCAGCTAAAAGGTTTACCCCGTCGACTCTCAAAGAAACTGATTGTGGAACTGTAGTAGGATTATTTGTAACTAACGAAACAGCACCAATCGAGGCTGGAGTAATAACATCAGAACCACCAGTCGCATGGGTCGAAGCGTGTTTAGGCAAATTAGCAAGCGAATCAACATTGATCTGCCCGAAAGCAATTGCCCGATTATATTGATCAACCCATTCTCCACCAGCAGGTGCGTTTGTTTGCATGTATATCTCCTTAAGTTACGGTTGTTACGAGCTGGCCAGCAGCACCTGCCCTATTACATTGTAAAACAAAATCGTTATTGGCACGAGCGTAGGTATCAACGGATTGAATCAAACTTGGGTTTGCGATTTGAGCATTGGTAACCTGACCGGAACCAACAGCACGTTGGAAATTACGAACAAATTCAGCCGAAGCTGGGTACATGCTACTTCCTTGGAGATTTTCTCCGGAAGTACCGCGCAACTGATCGCGGGTAATTTGCCCGAATAGTAAAGCCCTTCGGAGTTGGCTTACGAACTCGATGTTTGCTTGAGTTGGTTCTGACATAGTTTCTCCCTCCTTCTATTCCTGATAGTTCGTAGTTTGTCAATCTTTCCCCGAACTTTTCTTTCGATAGCTTCTGCCGATACACGGATATTGGCAGCTTCACAAAGACCGGGAACTTGATCGAAAAACAAATCAAAATGTAATGCGGTGAAAGAATTTTTCGGGTCAAGCTTACGGCCAATAGGTGCGGTGAGGGCGAAGTCTAGATCGTGAAGTCCCTGCTCGACAATCGCGCAGACGAACTCTCTCCAGCCTTCGCCCTTCACCTCACGCTTCACTTAAGCCATCTTTCCTTCGGGGGCAGCTGCCATTTCGATAGCTTCGGCGAATCCAGCTTCAGCGGGGGCTTTGCTGGTCTCTTCCTTTTCCATCTCGGGCATTTCCGCTTCGGCTCCTTCGATAGAAACCAAATCCAAAGATTTGCCACCGTGTTTAAACGTGGCCATAGCTTCGAACGTGTCTCCCTCGACGACGCCTTCGGGCGGAGTGAAACCCTTCGGGACTGCAAACGTAGCAATCTTCATATTCTTCTCTCCTTTTTTAGGAGCGATAGCAATTACGACCATGGTAGGACCACGACCGCGTTTCGCCATACACTCGTTGCATCCACAACTCATATTTATAAAAAGAAGGGAGGCGCAGGGATGTAACCTACGCCCCCCTTCAATTCAATTACTCAGATTACGAGTAGCAACCAACGAGGCCGAAGTCGGCCGCGCAGCGCTTGTGGCGAATAACCACACCGAGCTCAGGACGAACGGGTTTCGAACCGGAGCTAAAGATAGCCCGGAAGAATCCGATCGTGCCGTCAGGGTTACAATCCCGGCTGGGGATATTCCGCCAGCGGAAGTCACCGCGGTAGCTCTGCGGGTCGAATGCCATAGCTCCGGTGGAGCTGATGGGCTTCGCGACCAGCGAGGTGAACACGTCGGGATGGAAGATAATGGAATCTTCGTATTCCGCCGTGAAGTACGCGGGATTCGGGATGAACCGAGTGCCCTTCGATGCGTTAGCATCTGTGGCATACGGATAGCGACGAACCCAAGCTCCGCCGACGAAGTCGTAGCGAGGAGTCATGGTGTCTACCAAGTGGTAGAAACCAGCATAGCTACGTTCGACGCCGAGAGGCTGGATCAGTTCGCTGGGTTTCGCAAAACGGAGATCCTGACGGATGTCCGCATTGAGCTTGATTAGGTCGTCAGAAGCCTCGGGGGAGGTGACGAGCAAGAACACGGGAGCACCGTTTTCTTTGCCGTATGCATTCTGACCAGCGCCGTCACGGATCAACCGAGAGTAGAAGTACCGCAGGATGCCCTGGGTCAACCGGCTCGTAGGCAGATTGCTCGTGCTGAACGAACCTTTGGTCTGGCCGGAAGCCGCCAAAAGTTCGGTCTGGTTAGCGTTGACGTTGTAGTTAGCGAGACGAACGTATTCGTCACGGTAACGGTTTTCCCAAGCATACTGCGTGTTTTCAGACAGAACCGACATGATATTGCGGAGCTGTTCCTGCCGCTTCACGGGGAAGCGAAGGTCGTTCAAGCAGATATCAGGCGAGTTGATTGCAGCCTGCTGGAGGTTATAGGTTCGCAGAGTCTGGGCGAAGCCGAGGTCGTTACCAGCCACAGCGCAGGTTCCGGGTCCGGTGTTAGAACCGGTAGGGGTAGCGCCGATGACTTGAGTGCCGACACCGTTATACGCAACGTCCGTGAACGTAATCCCAGCGCCGGAAGCCGGCAGGGTCCGCTCATAGATCAGAACGTTAACAGTTGTGCCCATCTCATCCGGCCAAGCTTCTTGCTTAACCAGAGTCGTCCACGGGGACGTGTTCAAAGTCTTCCGATAGATATCCGCACCGATACGGCCGGACTCAGTAATCAGAAGATTCTCAATATTCGTACAAGGCATATTAGTATCTCCTTTGTTAAAGTAATGACTGAAGACTTCTCATCACACGATGAGCGTGTCTCTTTGTCGTTTCTTAGTTTAAGAGCCGGCAAGCCCTAGAAGTTAGTTGGGTACCCGTTAGCCGTCGGATACCGCGTCGGTGTCATTTAAGCGTAGCCTGTAGGGCGCAGGCGAGTTAGCCCCATCGCATCGACACCTCTGCCAAAGAACTGAGATACGATGTAACTAGTTGATGTAGGGTGTCAAGACCCTACCGAGAAATCTCTTCCCAATCCATTGAGGCAAAGACATCTTTGCTTACCGTCCCAGACCCAGAAGTCGCTACAACAAAAGAAAGTTCAGACGGGGTGGTTGTGAAAGTATTTCGCTCTAACTGGAAACGGAAAAGGGCCTCTTTTAATATGTCGATACTCGGACCGACAGTAGCTGTGGATTTAACAAACCCAGAAGCCAAGATCCTACCATCGCTTACACTAGTCCCAGTAAGATTATATTCGACAGCACTATTAGCATCTACATTGCCCCAAGATCCGTTAGCCGTTGTACATCCAGCTCTCACTTGCCAGTTGTAATCATTAGCCTCGGTCGGCAAAAAAGAAAGTGCTGTCAAAACAGCTATAGCATCCAGTCTCGTACTCTTAAGTCTTATCGATACGATCGGATAATATGTCCCAGCGGTAACGAGCGTATAAGGATCTAAAATTGGGGTAAAGGCTGCTTGTTGCGCCCCGTTTAATTGGTAACCCCCTTCTGAAATAACACTCGAGCAAACCTGTTTCATAGTACTTGAACCTGATGTGGCCCCTGTATTCTCAATCTCAAGACGGAGGGGGAGACTCGCTGTAGTGATATAAGTAGAAGTAATTAAATTGGCATGATGGAAAGAGTGGCAAGTGATAAACTGGCCATTAATCACGAAACCAAGACGAACTGTGCCAAGACCAAGCCATTCGATATCCATCCACATGATCTGGGCTTTAGAGATATCAAGGGTAAGACCAGAAGGACCAGAGCCATTTAACTTATCACCATTCCAATCGGCTTGGTTAACAGTAGTTGTAGTTCCAGTAGATAAACTCCTCTCAACGAAGCTTAAGGTGGATCCATCAAGTTGAAGATATAGACCATTGTCTGTACCGAAATACCCAGCCCTTTGCCTTAGGTTTGTCTTAGCTTCAGCAAAAACAAAAGTGTTAAGAATTAGTAAAGACTTACCGGGCTGATAAGAAAAAACCTTAGTTGTTTCCCGTAGGACTTTAGAACCAGAGGCAGCCGTAACAGTAAGATCTATCAATCCTTGATTGGCGTTAAAAGATACAGCACCACCTGTAGCTACAGACGAATTCCACAACCCATTGTCTCGATACCGATGACTGGAATCAAAAAGAGTAAATGGCTCGGATACACGAAGACGTCCAAAAGCATCTGAGCCAAGACCACTGTTGGTGAGAGAAAGACCGATTCCACCTCTTAGCAAATCATTGATCTTTTGTAGCGACCGAACTTCCGTATCTAATGGAAGCGGGTTGTTATTCTCAGGAAAGTATGCTGGCACAGGCTGAAGGTAACTGAATGGGGGTGCAGGTCAATGACCTACTCTAGGAGTTTTTCCAGTTCTTGGCGATTAGCATCGATGCCACCCCAAGACCAAAACTGCCTGACAGTATCCTTATCCTGTTTAGGATCTCTCCATTCGAACTTATCCCTATGGTGCTTCCAAGCGTATGCTCCCAACGTGTTATACTCGCTAAACCTACGATCTGGTCGAGTAGCAACGAAAGTGTCAAAAGGCACTTTATGGGTAGTCTGAAGAAAATCCCTCATCTCCTTGTACAGCCACCTAGGGAACGTATGTGGTGGCCTACGCATAAACTCAAACTCGGGTTTCCACCCAATTGCCTCCTCGACAATGGGTTGCCAAGGGCATTCTCCAATCCTATCGTAGGGTTCGTAGTACAGGATGGCTTTGCCATTGTGGATGAAATTCTTCGGGGATACGTCGTGCAACCAGACAGTATCGGAATCGATATGGCATATGAAGTCGGCGTCAGAGTAGAGATCAGCGTTTAGCTTGGTTACTTGCTGGCCCAAATAATCCTCTGCGTACCTAGGACAGATATGTACTTTCTCCAAAGTCAGGTGGTTCAACTCGTGCTGGTCACCATGAGGTACGACAATATGGATCTGGCGGAAACCCTTGGCTGACTTAGCGCAAGACTTCAGGCAATACGAGAGCCACTCGAAATCTTTCTTGTAGCTACGGATGAATAGGTCTACAGAGGCTTGCATAAAAGATCGTATTGGGGTCCTTCTTCGGGCGGAAATGATTCCAATCCGTACCCAAGTTCAGAACGTAGATAAGTAATTAACGAGATGGGGGACTCTCCGCGTTGCTGTAAGGCGTGTTCGTTGACCTCAATCCACATGACTGGACGGTGCTTAGTGATAGTTTTCTTGGCGCCTTTCAAGGCAGACACCTCAAATCCCTCCACGTCCAGTTTAAAGAAATCCAGCCGAGGTAGGTCGTACGAGTCCAAAGTTACAACGAATACAACTCTATCCCCGGAATCAGTTATACGACTAGAACCAGCGTTATCAGCTACGGAAAAGAACTGACTACTTGGTTTATCGCTAAGCCCAGCTTTGACCGTTATGGCCGAAGGACAGTTATAAACCAAACACTCGTAGGCAGAGATGTTGGGTTCGAAGGCGTAGACTCTTCCAGTAGAACCCACAGCCTTAACGTAAGCAACGGTGTGGTCACCAATGAAAGCCCCAGCGTCGACAACGTAATCGCCATCCTCAATATGCTCTAAGATAATCGGCAGAGAGTACTCGTCGTGATCCAACTTCCCAGTCTCTTCGACCCAGCGGGAAATATGTGAGTCGTTCTCCAGTACAGCGACGTTATTCGGTAGGATTTTCACTTCCAGGTTTCCTACGCATCCGTCTCTTCTTTGGCTTTGCTCCCACTACCTCGGGAACCTCCGCCTTCTTCGGGGAGCGTCTCTCACGAAGCCTTTCAATCAAGGTGCCGTCCTTATTCTGGTGAAAAACTAAAGCTTCTTTACTGACCATAGCATCAACGCTGGCCTGATCGGGGAAGGTGAAGTTACGCCCCTCGTCTTTACGCCAAACATGCTGAATCGATTTCGTCCAATGGGCTTGGCCAACAATCTGCTCAGCACCGACAACGTCAAAAGCGGCAAGATCGGCATGAATCAAATTAAATGCCCGCTCCATGACATTCTTTGGGTAGATAGCGTTTCCGCTCATGTGCTCCGGAGTACCTTGAACATTGACCTGAGCACCCATGAAATATTGACCGCAGGTGCGATACTCGGAATCTAGAAGATCGAGCCATCCCGACACCAAAGGGATACAGTCTGGTTCGCACCAGAAATACGCTTCGGGATTCGGACTCCAAGTAATATGCTGGGCAACCCGCTTAAACAAATGGTTAGGGCTCATAGGCCAGCCACGTTCGTCTTCGTCGTGGGGTACGTACAATTCGTAAGAACGGCTAAGCTCGGTAGGATTGGGAACTCTACGAGCACACGCAACCATCAAGCGATGACTACCAATGCCACCGAGTTCTTCAACCCAGTTAAGCCAACGAATCGCCTGCTCCCGATCCTGAGGACCGACTGGCAGTACGACTAGCATTAGCGACCCATCGATTTTTCGAGAGCTTCTAGGAAGCCAACAGTAGAAGGCAACCCAGCAGACTGAGAATTATTCGTGCCTGCCCCTGCTGCCGGAGTAGCTGCTTGGAACTTCTGCAACTGAGCTTTAAGATCCGCGATAGTCGCATTACTCTTTTCTGTAAGGTCGCGGACAACCTGAACGGCAAGGGGGAACAAGACGGCTTGGTACGTGAGAGTGGCACGTTGTTGGTGATCGAGTGGTTGTTTATCCAGATAAACAGCTTGCTCTCGAAGAGCCTTGATGGTGTTATCCCATTCTGGGGTCTGCCCCCGCTTTAGGATTGGGAAAGAGTCTTCGAACTGACCCCAAGTATTCTCGAAAGCAACGTCGGCTTGCTTGTCGAAAGTCAACCTAGCTTCTTGCTCGGCTGCCGTTTCTTGTCTCTCAATCTGAGCTAAAGTATCATTAGCAGTCTTGAGCATATCATCTTTTTTGGAGCGGAGCTGTTCAATCTCATCCAACTTAGTCTTAACTGCCCAAGCATCCATGGCGTCTACCCCGTTCATCACATCTTTAAATTCAGCCCTGCGTTGGGCTGGATCTTTAATGTCCAACACTTTCAATACGTCTTTTACGTTGAGACCTTCGTAACCAGCTATGGAGTCGGCCAAACCCTTCTCGGCCTTAGCCAATGGTTCGCTGATGGTGCGTTTGTACTCACGAGTTGATTCCACCCTTACCAAAGAAAGTTGACTCTCGTAATCCGAAACTAACTTGCGAGCTTCTTCCAATTCGGATTTAATGCTCTGAACTTCTGAGGAGGCTTCTGCGTTACCAGCGTTGCGAGACTTTTCCAACTCTTGTTTAAGGGAGGCTAACTCTTGCTCGGCAGCTTTCAACGCCCGAGCTTTAGCGGCGAAAGCAGAGTTAGCGGAGTTAGTTGCTTTTCCGGGAAGTTTTTCTTCTTCAGTAAGTTCGCCTTCGGCCTTCGCAACAGTTTTGGTTTTCTCCGATTCGGGAGTAAGTAAAGAGTCAATCAGTTTGGAAGGCGTTTTGATTTCGGGGGTTTTAGCCAAATCTGTTTCAACGGGCTTGGCCTCAGTCTCTTTGACGGCTTCTGCTGGAGCTGTAACAGCGGTGTTAGTCTCGGTAACTGGAGCTGTAGCAGGGGCTGGGGTAGCAACAGGTTCGATAACCGGGTTTTGGGAAAGGGGAGTAGCGGAAGCCAAGGGTGCCTCCGAATTGCCGAGAGCTGAATTAAGAGCTTCTCCGAGAGATCCGATATCAGAATTTGTTGCCATATATTTGTTTTCTTATTTTATCTGGTTGCGTCTTCCCAAGGTCCTGGCAACTCTTGTTGCTCATTACTGGGTGTCTTGAGAAGTTCAATTGCTTTCACGGCAGCGAACCAACCTTCGGTTCTCGAATGAGCAAGAGCTCGAATATTGATACTCTCTCCATTAGTTGTCGCTGGGGTCAAAATACTAACTTGAGGAATACCGAGATGGATTAAAGCTGTTAAGCCCGCCCGCATGTGTGGCTCCTGCCACGTCTTTTCCCAAAGCTTTACGTAGTCGTCGCGCTTACTCCACTCTTGGAAAGTCATTCCTATGTTTGTCGCAGAATCTGAAAATTAAGCAAGTCTTTTCTTTTCGGCGTTCAAACGATTTCTTTCAGACTGAGCTCGCAAACGTTGAGCTGTTTGTGCGTCTCGGAGAGCCATACGCTGGCGAGCTTCTTCACTCTTGATCGCAATCTTAGCATCCGACGCGGCTTTATCAATCTCAGCGTCTGCCTGTACTTTAGCAATCTTAACTGCGTATTCGGCCTGTAACTTGCCCTTAGCATCATCAACCTGCATCTGCATAGCGTCCTGTAATTGCTTCTGTTGCATCTGCACCATGGCTTCCTGCTGTTGTCGCTGTTCGCGGGCAAGACTTTCTCCGAGCCTTTGGACAGCTTGATTAACCTTATTAATAATATCTTTGTACTGACCGACGGCAGCCTGACGACTTACATCGGAAGAAATCTGTTGAAGGTGAGCGGTCATATGCGGTCCGGAAAGAGAAAGGTATTTGAAGGCTTCTACCTGCGGTACGGCGTTCTGCTGAAGTGCTTGCAAGAATCGAACAGAATCCATTGCGTGGATCTGTAAATGGACTGCGTGGTTCTCGCCCGGTTGGACGGTGACACTTCGGCCACTCTGCATAGAGTCGTTCTCAAGCTCAGCAATCTTGGCGTCCACAGGCAACCTCGGGGGTACGGCACTCGGAGAAGCATAACGATCAACCTGATCGTATCCAACACGAACGGCGATACGGTCACGGATAACATTCGCACGACCCGTCTCATCGAGCATCGGCAACATCTGCATAAATTCGTTGTACGCAAGCAATCGAGCTTGAGCACTACCGTATCCAACAGCCTTCATAGGAGTCACGTCGTAGACTTCTTTGAGAGCCTGCATGGGAACTCCTCGCTCGCGTAGGCGTCTGTGGAACTGCATAGCAATATCACCACCAGGTTGAGCTTCTCTCCAGTTGCCCAAGGCAAGCCGGCGGAACTGTTCTTTGAGAAGTTTACCCCATGGGACATAATAGAAATTCTGTGCCTGCGTAGAGAGTACTGCTTCTTTCTCGAGCTGGGCGCTTACTTCAGTTGCGGTGCGCTCTTGCGATGCGGAGCTTACAACTTGGGAAGCATAACTCCCAGTATTGTTTCTGCGGATCGTCGAAAGCTCTTGAGCGATCGGCAAAGCGTTGTTGGCAAGATTCGGAGAAGTCCGCTCAACAATGTTGAGATTCGGGGGGAGAATCGCCATAGGACCGTTGTAAGCAATGGTAAGATTCTGCAAGTCATCCATCGTCTGTGGCTGAATCATTACTGAAGTCGACAACAAGGTCGAGTCGATGATAGCGTTTCGCAAACGGTTATTAACTTGGATGTGCGGATAAATCTTGTAGGCTAATCCCCGGACTGAATGCAAGTTGCCATTCGTGCCAATACCGTAGGTAAACATCACTAAAGCCTCGTTGATGTTAGCGAAACGATTGTCTTTGCGGAAAAGGAAATTCTGGTTAGAACCATCGCGGAGTCCGATTGCGTGAGTCACCCTTCCGTCGAACTCCAACACATAATAGTGAACAGTCTGGATCTCAGCAGAACGGGCAAAAGAAAGCGAAAGATCGTTGTCTTTCAACATTACTTGAATCTCTTCCCATTCGAGCCTTGTGCCAGAAACGTCAACCGGAACTGCGTTGATGATCGCCCTACGGGTTTCTTCTATATCCCATCCGACAGCTCTCGCAGCTTTAGGATCTTTAATATGTTGGTAAAGCTCGTGGGCATAATAAGAACGACGGGCGCAACAAAACTCAATGCGACTATCGCTAGCTGGGATACCACGGGGTAGGTAGAAATCCTTAAGTCCTGCGACCTTCCAACGCCAATCGATGTCATCGTCAAAGAAGGCAAAGCCGACGCCATAGGCCACAAACTCGTGAGCTAGCCGTTGCTGGTTGTAGAAGAACTCGTCCCAATCTTTGCGAAGAACTCGGTCAAACTCTTCAGAAATAATCTGACTGTAATTGCCACGTTGGGTTGCGTCGCCGAACTTGGTCTTCACTTGAGCCAACATCGGGACGCCGTTAACCAAATCAGAATAGGCCGAGAGGGCGTATTCCAAGTCAGCCGAAGCTTCCAAGAAATTCAGATTCGAACGATAAGACTGGCCGAGATTCCGCAGAGTGGACGGATTGTACGGTGGCTCACCATCGAGCATCGCTTGAACACGCACCCGTTGCGCTGCACTCTCAGCGTCCGCGTCAGTAAGGTTTGTATAGATCGCAAAAGCTGATTGAGCATCTTTGAGCCTTGTTTTGGGTGGCCGACCCTCTGGGGAGATTGTCTCTAGGTTCTGATCCACGTTAAACTCCTACGTACTCAATTACTTGCCTCGGGTCAAGAATATAAGGCATCCACTTTTTTGGTAAAGGCCAAGAAATCCTTATACTTGCCACCCCCAGCCACAGTAGTCCCAGCTATGGCGTTAGCCCTTTGACGGCATGCGTCTAGCATAAGAAAGGCTGCATCAGCTATATCGGGAGATCTACCAAACCTAGACTTCATATCCCTCTTTGACTCTACAAAGATTTTGCCCCGTTCAGCCGTCCTATACTGCCTAGCCACAAGTTCTCTGGCCAAATCAATAGTTACCCCCCTCATCTGCCCCGCCCGCAAGAACTCCCTACCTACATACCAAAGCTCGGACACCCTGTTCCCATACGATTCGTCGGCCTTCATGCGAGAGCTTTTGCTAACAGGCATATTGCTCGGCCTCTCCGAAAATTTAACCCGAAGAACAGATGGACTCCATATAGTCGATATGATATCGCACAAGGGGTCTCCCGCTCCCGTAGCGTCGACCGCTAAGTATCGAGGGAGAACACCATACTTCTCGCACTCTTGCTTTAACAACTGAGCAATCTGGTAATTGCGAGGATTGTCCTTTAGCGAGGAGTTCTCTTGGAGTTCCACGTACTTGTCGAAATGGACTGTCATGCCGGCGTCGGTCTCCCCGTACTTACCGAGAAATAAAACAGACCTATCACCACCGCTAGTAAACCCAGGATCGAATCCAGCTACAGCAACGGGTTGTTTAGCCCCGACCCACATGGCTGGCTTATGGGCTTCGAACTTACGGAGGTCGGCCTCGCTGTAGATGTTCTCCTCCGAACCCGCGGGAGCGGGGAACGAACGGATAAACCGCCAGTAAGACAGAGAATTCTCACCGAGGCGTTTTCTGTCCTCTTCTAGTTTCTTACCCGTAAGCAAGAAGGGCCACTTATCGTCGTGATCTAGGTTAGGTGTCTTCTCGCCATCCAAGTGTAAGCAAAAACCGTCTTTGGTCTCCCAACCACCTTCGTCGACTGTGATGGACTGCCACCCATCTTTAGGGGTGACGAACTGGCCAAAGGGATCGTAAGCCGAATTGAAGTTACCGCAGGCCACGCATTGGAAGAAGGGGTTAGCTGAAAGATTGGCTGTGGCTTCGAAGATGGCGGGGGATACATCCGTGGCCTCGTCAATCAAAAGGAATACTCGTTTGTTCTTTAGACCAAGCAACTTCTCGGAAGCTTCTTTTTCTTTATCCTTTGCAGACGGAACAAGTGTGATACTAGACCGATCACTACTACCTTCTTCCAGCACAAGCTTGCCCATTGAGTCGACCAGCTTTCCGGGCATCACCTTTGCCTGCATGTGGCGTTCGCGGACTCGACCCCACATACGCTTACGAGCCTCACGAACTGACGTAGTGGTGACCAAGACTAACGTGTCGAATGGGGCAGAGTACCAATTAACTAACCCCCACAACCCAACCACCTCAGTCTTAGCTGATGACTTAGGTCCGGAGATACCGAGATAGTTCCATTTGCAAAGCTCGACGATCTGATCATCTGCCCACGGATTACGCTGAAAACCTTGAGGATTCTTTTTGGGATGATACGGCCACAACATCTCGACCACATTCCAAAAGTGCTGTTCTTTACCAAGACCTCCCTGCTCTGGGGTCAGACCTTCTCGAAAGGACAACAACTCGATCGTAAGTGCTGTAGCCCCTTCGGGCCACATTCGGCCATACTTCTCGATTTGGGACATTACCTGATGGTAACAGAATCCCCTTGGCAATCCACTCTTTTTATAAGAGATGATCTGGATGGTAGCTATTGATCCCGGAGCAAGCGGAGGTATCGCATCTATAACTGTTAACGGTATGGTCGATGCTATCAAGATGCCTGAGACTGAAGGAGATGTGCTGGGTAAACTAAAAAGTTTGCGGACTTATCACGATGTTATTGTCATCGAACAAGTCGGTGGGTACGTAGGTGGGGCGGGAAGTCCCGGATCGGCAATGTTTAATTTCGGTCGTGGATTCGGTTTTATCTTAGGTGTATCGATGACGCTAGGGTTTAGAATCGAAATGGTTCGTCCGCAAGCGTGGCAGAAGGCGTTGAGCTTGGGGAATAGCAAGGGGATGGCTAGCAAGACGGAGTGGAAGAATAAACTGAAAGCCGAAGCCCAAAGAAGATTTCCAAATTTAAGCGTGACATTGTCCACGGCCGATGCACTATTGATACTCGAATATGGCAGACATCACATTGTTCGAGTGGCAGAAACCGGGAGCGGAAGCGTTATTACAAAGCCTTCAGAAAAATAACATAGCCCTCGACGCCAGCGATACTGGCACGGGTAAGACGGCTAAAGCGGTCTGGTTAGCTCAACAATTAAGAGCAGACGTCATCGTCGTCTGCCCGAAAGCAGTCATCCCATCGTGGCGTGAATGGCTCGATCGAGGCGAGGTTAAACACGAAGTAATCAACTACGAAAAGCTCAAGACTGGAAAGACAAAGCTCGGAAAATGGAACGACGCGAAGAGTTGGGAGTGGACTTTTAGGGGGGCTAAACTTTTAATTTTTGACGAGGTACATCGATGCAAAGGAGCAACAAGTGTTAATGCCAAGATACTTACAGGGTCAAAGAAGTACCCAGTACTGATGCTATCGGCGACAGCTGCAGAGAATCCGCTGGACATGCGGGCGACAGGCTTCATGTTAGGTCTCCATGAATACCACGACTTTTACCGGTGGAATTACAAAATGGGTTGTCGACCTGCCCCATGGGGCCGTGGTCTGGCTTTCATGGGCGGAAAGAAAATGCTACAAGAAATTCACAGATCTATTTTTCCCGAGAAAGGACACCGCATCCGAATCGCCGACCTCGGGGACGCTTTCCCAAGCAACTCTGTGTTCGCAGAGTGCTACGACATGGGGGACGTTGACGTCATCTACGAAAAAATGCAGGCGCAACTCTCGGAACTTAAAGCCAAAAGATCGAGCGATAACCCGCTCACGATTAAACTCAGGGCGAGGCAAGAAGCGGAGTTGATGCGTGTACCTGTCTTTCTCGAGCTTACCGAACAGGCAATCGCAGAAGGAAATGCTGTCGTTGCTTTCTTCAACTTTCGACAATCACTTGAAGCCTATAGAAAGCTTGTCAGAGAGGAATCGGCAGAAATCATTGGCGATCAAAAAGATGAAGACCGTGTACAAAATATCGCGGACTTCCAAGCAAACAAAGTAAAAATATGTGCTTGCATGATTCAAGCGGGTGGTGTTGGATTGTCGCTCCATGACCTGCAAGGAGTACCAAGAATTAGTCTTATCGCGCCAACCTACTCGGCGATCGATACCAAGCAGGCTCTCGGAAGAATCCATCGTGCAGGAGCTTTGTCTGCCAGTCGGCAATACTTGCTTTTCGCAAACGGAACCGTTGAAACACAAATCGCTAGGAGCCTCCGCCGAAAACTTCACAACATCGAAACACTTTCGGACGGGGACACATTAGGAGCAATACTATGAGCCACCACAAATACGGACCAAGTTCACTAAAATGGCGGGAGATCTGCCCGGGCTGGGATAACGAACCACAGCCAACGGAAGGCGGGTCTGTCGCCGCTCTAGAGGGAACCATGATGCATAAAGCTCTCGAGACCGGGAACTACGAGGGTCTGGACGAATGGCAGAAAAAGAATGTGTTGATGGTGGCTGATGTCTTTCAAGAAATGAAAAATGAACTCGGCGAAATTGTTGCGGATCTCCCAGAGGTTCAGTTGCAGATTGCCGATGGCAAGACATTCGGAACCGCCGACATTGTTTTGATCGGAAAAGATAAAGCCAAGATTGGTGACGCCAAGTTTGGATGGCATGCCGTAGACGACGCCGAAGAAAATATCCAAGGCTGGGCATACGCCGTAGGCGTATTTGAAAAGTGGAAAGACGTTGACGAAGTCGAGGTGGTCTTTGCACAACCCCGCATCAACATGATCAGCAGACACACTTTTAATCGTGACAAAGATTACGATCGGCTTAGACTCCGCGTAGAAACAATCATCGCTCGAGCTCAGCAACCAGAACCAGAGCTGAACCCGACGGAGAAAGGATGTCTCTACTGTGGAAACAAAGGCACATGCAAAGCACTACATTCAAAAGCCCTCGTCATCGGCAAGGGATACGACATGCTCCGAGACGCAGAGTTGCCGGTACTCGCAGACCCGCTTACTCTTGCGACTCCTGACCAGAGATCGCAGGCTGAATCCATCCGTCGCGTCATGGAAAGGTGGTGCGACAGCGTCAAGAAATCAAATATGGACTTCCGTATGTCGGGTGGTGACATCCCAGGCTATGAACTCAAAACTCGTGCGGGGAAAAAAGAAATTGTTGACGCCACGCAAACGTACGACATCATCAAAGATAAATTAACACCTGAACAATTTTCAGCATGTGCCACGATATCGTGGAGCAAGCTGGAGAAAGCCTACGCGGAATCATTTCCACGTGGCCAAAAACAACAAGCAAAACAAGCCTTGGAGGACAAGCTCAACGAAGCCAATCTATTGAAAGGCGGAGGAGAGGTTACCTACTTGGCAAAAACAAAAGAAACAAACTAAACAAATATATGAAGACATCATTTGCTCCATCAAAAGCAACCAAAACAACCGCAACACCAGCACCCGCAATCGACGAATCGAAAGAGGAAGGCGCGATTATCGAGGCCCCAATGGCTTCGCTGTCCGTCAACACATTGGCTGGCCAAGTCGAGGGAGAATTCTCGGCGAAGGACTTTACCGTCCCGCGCTTGAACCTAGTGGCCAAAACAGGCGAACTGTCCAACACGTTCCAACCTGGCTCATTCGTTTACAACCGTGAGGTCGTGATCGGCGACGGCAAGAAGCCGGCGAAGATCACCTTCCTGCGTCTCCAGAAGATCTACATCCAAGATGTGGTCTATGGTTCTGACCAGATCGCCAAGACCTTCAACCGTCTGTCCGACGTACGTGCGGCAGGTGGTGCGTTGGCCAACGATCCGGAAGCCGAGGCTGATACCGATCGGTACAGCGAAGCTCTCCAGACCATCATCGCCATCGAGGCACCTGACAAGGACAACCCCTTGTTCCCGTTCGCCGTCGGTGACAAGCAGTACGGTTTGGCTCAATGGCTCATGGCCAAGAGTGCCTACCGCTCTGCCGGAAAGCAGGTCTTCACGGACAGTCAGTTGTTCCTGAAGTCCGGCCTCCACACAGCCTACTATGAGCTGACCAGCAAGATCCGTACGAGCCCCTCTGGTTCGTACTTCGTGCCCCAGCTCAAGATCGGTGGAAAACATTCCCCCGAAAACTGTGAGCAGTTAAAAGCAATCTTCGGATAACTTTATTGGGGGCATCGGGTGTAATAGCCCGGTGCCCTCACTTTTTTATGGACATTATTTTATATCAACTCTGGCTCTGGGTTTCCAAACGGTGGTTTGCATATCGAATCACGGGGATGGATAAAGATAGCCACCAAACGGAAATAGTTATCTTTGCTAGCCAAAACGCGGATATCGACAAAGTTATGAAGATATGTGCCAACAGCGAAAATGAAATGGAGACTAAGTGATGATCAGGTTGCTTGGAGATCTAATCGGCCAGATCATGTTTCTAAGTGTGGCCTTAATGTTGGGTTTCTGCTTAGCGTTCTTCACAGGAGCTCTTGTTCTATGGTTGATCGAAAAAATACAAGGACTATTCAAATGAGAAGAGGATCAAAAGTAGTTTGCATTGACGACAACTTCCCAAAGGAAGTAGTTAATTTCTATACCCACCTGCCAGTAAAGAATGCCCAATATATGGTGCGGGATGTTGGCATAGGGGTGGGGTGGAACAGCCAACCAGAAATTGTTGTTTACTTGAAAGACATGCCAAACCCAAACTCGTCTACACCACCATATCCTGAACGAGGATTCAACCAAGAACGGTTCAGGGAAATCGAGGAACCACCGCTGGAGGCGGAAGAGATCGAGGTGGAGGATGAGTTGTGCGTGTGAGGCATTTACTCGGAGTCCTTATCATCTGGTCGGTGCCGGTTAGCGCGACCAACTTAATGTGGGAAGTCGAACCTCCAAGGGTGATGCTTGTACGCATTACTGCTTACTGGTGTGGTCAAGATCAATGGACAAGCAAAATGCAGTCCTCGACTGGGCGCAGGCTTGTCTCTGGCAAATCGTGTGCGGTAGACCCGTACGTAATTCCGTACGGTTCGTATGTGACTATCAAGGAAACTGGGAAAGTTGTGCGGGCAATAGACACCGGTACAGCAGTCGTCAACAGGAAAAGCGAATGGTCAAAACCTAAGAAAAAAAGACTTCCCGTCATCGATCTTTTCTTTAGAACACAGAAAGAAGCAGAACGCGAGATCGCCAAGATAGGCAGATATGCCGAAGTGGAAATCCGCAAACAGGAGAACAAATGAAATACGATATAGAATGGATGATTGAAACATTAGAGAGAAGTAAGACGATGCTGGCTAAACTAAGGGACGATTGCGATACGCATGCGGGCGCAGCAATCTTTAGGGCAACCATTTGCCAGATCGATGCAGCGAAGCTCATGGCCAAATGTATCCAGAAGGATCTAGAAGATGAGCCAGCAAAATGATTTTAGAGCGCCAAGTATTAACGAGGTCGCGAATGAAACTTTTTGCACCGTCACCCGCATCATGGAGAAAGGTTCGGACAAAAGTACTTTTGGCCAATGGTTCTTCGAGGATAGCATTCGCTATAACGCAGATCGTGCAATTTCCCACATATGTCAGTCACTTATGCAACTCGATGGTAACCGGCCTAATCCGGACGCTCTCGGGGAGGATCGGATAGCCCATATGGAGAGAGCCTTGGTTCGTTGTGCTTTCCTACTATTCAAAATGAAAAGAGGGAAACTTCAATGAACGAAGACTTTGGCCCATCTCAAAAACGTGAAAGCGTACGTATGGGTGTCTCTGGCCATAGCAGAGAACTAACCATGGCGGAGATCGCCAAGTTTAACAAAGGCATGAATGACTTCTTCAAACGCCGAGGAATGCACTACGGAGATGGGTTCCGAGGCATCATCGGTAGCGAAGTTAAGCATGCTAAAAAACGTAGACAAGCAGCTGAAGAAAAAGCTGGACAGATAAAAGATCCGAGCCCAACATTGAAAACTCGAAAGGGAAAGAAAAAATGAATGAAGTAGTAAAAGCTCTAAAGTTGCTATTGCGCGGGAGATTGTATCTCCTGCCGATTGATACCCAAGAGGAGACAGGTTTGCGATTTAATACTGACAAATCGGTAACCTTCATGTATCCAGATCAAAAGTATCTCAACCAAGCGAAAGATAGCACAATGTCGGCAGTCATCTTCGGCTTTTATGTTCTGCACTGTTTGCAGGACGTAGACGAGAATCACTTTAAGAAGTGGATGAAGAAGTCGGTTAAACCAAAGAAAGGAAAAAACAAATGACAACAGTAATGATTCAATGCAAGTATGACAAAGAAGGTAAGGGAATGGATTTTGAGATCCGTATGTCCCAAGACGAAAACGTTTGTAACGAGGAAAAGTCCGCAGCGATGTTCTTGTTGCCCTACGTTCAGAAGGCTCTCGAACTCGGTATGGAAGACGCCAACAAAAAACTTGGTGGCACCATTGTCGACAAGCCTGCTGAAGGTGAGATCGCAACCTCTCTCGACGGTGGCCCCGCCATCGTAACGCTGGACTAGTATGCTATTCATCTTGGTTGGTCTTGGGTCGTCAGTTATTGGCTGGATCGTTGGTTACATCATAGGAACCAACGCAGAAAGAAATAGCTGGATACGCCAGATCAGGCAGGAAGAAGAATTGAGACACCTGTCTCAAGGCAACGCTTTTTGGCAAAAATAAAACTTGGGTTATGTCTTCTCATTGTGGCCGTATCATCTGCGGTGCCCCCTGGAGACATAGCCCTATCAGTAGGGGGCAACCTTTTACCGTAGCGGTCCCGACGACGGAACAGATGAATCGGGCAAAATTTTATGTACCACAAAACATCACAGCAACTCGCAGAAGAATTTGTAATAATCCCTGACCCTCGTTTAGACGAAGCTGCGAAAGCGGCAAAACTAATTGTTGAGGAATTTGGTCCAGTTGAGGTTATTGATAACCACGTAAAAGCCCATAAGGCTTTGGGAAAAATTTTAGAAACCGCAGATAAAACAGATATTCAAGGAATATCTGCTTGCTTGGGCGTCATGGCATTCATAGAAGAAGTGATGGCAAAAGCAATTATCGGTGAAGATAGGATCACCATTATTAAAATAAAATGAATACCTACGCCATAGATTTTGAAACATACTACGACAAGGAAACGTCGATTACGACGCTAGGCACTTGGCATTATCTACGCCATGAAAAAGCAGACATTTACATGGTCGCAATCAAGGGACCCGGAGTCGAATACGTTGGGCATCCCAAGAACGCACCATGGGACAAGATCGATGGTCATCGTTGGGTAGCACACAACTACGCATTCGACGGATCGTGTATCGAGCGTTTGCATGAACTAGGGATTACCAAGGCAAAGCCAAAGGAATTCTTTTGTACGGCTAACCTATCGGCCTACATGGGCGCCCCACGTAATCTGGCTGGAGCTTCCAAGCAACTCCTCGGGGTAGACATGTCCAAAGATCCTCGCTCGGCTATGAAGGGCAAGACTTGGAATGAGGTTAAGGATACCGAACAGGGTACGGCGTTTAAGCTCTACGCGGCAAAAGATGCCAAGCATTGCTTGGATCTCTACGAGACTTTCGGTAACCGCATGTCTGTTGTAGAAAAATTTTTATCAAAGCACACCATCGAGGCTGGGTGGCACGGCATCAATGTTAACACCGAGATGGTCGACAAGGGACTGAACGCCTTGGATTGGATTCGTATCAAGGCGATCGAGCACATGCCGTGGAAGACCGACGGAGACTACACCAGCGACGTGCTGTCCGTCTCAGGTCTGGCCAAGGCTTGCCGTGAGGCTGGCATCGAGGTACCCCCATCCACTTCCGAGGATGACCCCGGCTGTCAGCTATGGGAGGAAACCTATGGGGACAAGTTCCCGTGGGTCGGGGCCATGCGGGATTGGCGTAAGGCCAACATGCTCTTACAGAAAATGCATATCCTGTATCGTCGCCGGCGTCCCGACGGGACTATGCCTTTCGGGCTAAAGTACTTTGGTGCCCATACCGGTAGGTGGTCAGGGGACAGTAAATTCAACCTCCAGAACCTCCCAAGAGACCCATCCTTCGGGGTAGACCTACGGGCTTGCCTCATCCCTAGGCCGGGGAAAAAGTTCATCATCTCAGACTTGTCCCAGATCGAGCCAAGGGTACTGGCATGGCTGGCGGGTAATACCGCCCTCCTTGAGGCTGTACGGAACGGCTACGGCATCTATGAAGCCTTCGCAATATCCACGGGGATGTGGAAGGGTGAGAAGGGTACCTTTAAGAAATCCAAGGAACTCTATGCTCTGGCCAAAGCTCAGGTCTTGGGACTGGGGTACGGTTGCGGTTCCAAGAAGTTCGTTCTCATCGCCAAGCTCATGGCGGGGTTGGAAATCACCGAGGCTAAGAGCAGGGACTTGGTAGACGACTATCGTCGTAAAAATTTTAAAGTGGTAGAGCTATGGAGCAAGCTGGAGCGAGGGCTTCGGGAATCCAAAGGCGAAGACTACCACGTCGAGCTTCCATCCGGTCGGGCACAAAAGTATTGGGATGTCACGCCCCAAATGGGCAAACATGGCAAACCAGACTGGAGAGCATCGCTGGAATTGGGAGGACCAAAATATCCTCTTTACGGCGGACGGCTGTGTGAGAATCTAGTTCAAGCAACGGCGAGGGATGTATTCGCAGAATGCGTCCAGCGCCTAGAAAACCAAGGGCTTCGTGTTCTGTTTCACGTCCACGACGAAGTTATCCTTGAAGTTGATAAGGACGTGAAATGTAAGGACGTAGACCACATTATGAGTACCACACCAGAATGGCTACCGGGCTGTCCCATTGGTAGCGAATCCAAAGAAGCGGAGTGTTACGAGAAATGAAGACAACTCTTTTCTCACTCCCTAACCTATCGAGCGGAAACATCGTTGCCGTCAAACCTTGGGAGATCAAGGACTGGCCAGAGTTTCCGAAAAGCAAAGACGCATTCAAGGACTGGGTATCCGCTGATACAACCGAAGGATATTTTGTTTCTGCGTATGAGGGTGTTAATCCTCATGGTCGGGTAAACAAATCCAACGCTCCGTGGAAAATGCACGGACTGATCGCTGACTACGACGCACTCGTCACACGCGAAGAAATTGTTGACGGTCTTGCACGGAGAACACGCACGGGTTTCAAACCCATGTTCGCGCACCGTACTGTCAGCGGAAACTGCCGTGTGATTTGGATGTTCGAAGAACCCATCGCCATTCTTCCAGGAGTGTTGAAGGAGTTCCTCGGATTACTAATAAAAGAAACCAATGCTAAAAATCTTTTTCCCGGACTCGACGACAACATTAGTCGTCCCGAACAATATTACTGTTGGATGCCACCGGCGATTCCATTCAGCGAAGCACCGATCAAATCCACAGCGATACACAACATCCTTGGGCAAGCAGTTGAGAAAGCCCGCAAGTATCGCGGTGAGGGTGAAGCGGCAATCCCACTCGACAAAGTATTCGAGAGATTGCAAGCGACCTATCCGGGGAAGTGGATGGGACCTTTTGAAGTCGGAGCCCGAGGCCCTGCGTTCTGGAATCCAGAATCCGTCAACCCAACCGCAGCAATCGTTACCGAGACGGGCATGGTTGCCTTCTCACAGGAACGTAGCTTCTACAACTGGGCAGACTTGTTCGGTTCCAACTGGGTACGGGAGTTCCAAGAGGATCAATACGGTGGTGCCATCTCCAGTTTCTGGTTTGACGGCAAGTATTACTGGCGTCGGGATCTGGAAGGTAAGTGGCGGTCTACGGAGTCTGGGGTGGCCAAGCAGGATATCATTGGCTCTTTTGGGCTATCCGGAGCCCCCGATCTACGGGGTACCCTATCTCAAGCGGATGAGGCGATGCGCAGGATACGTGATTCTCGCATCATAGATGCCCCTATTCCTTGTCTTTATGACCCAAGAGAGGTCTTGGTGCAGAACGGGCGTAGGGTGCTCAACATCTCCCGCCTACGCATTGTACAGCCAGCGGAGGGTAACCATGCTTGGGGAGAGGGCTTTCCTTGGATAGCCAACTTCCTAGACCGTGCCCTAGACCCCCATGATTCACTTACGTTCCTAATGGCTTGGCTTAAGCGGTTTTACTGCTCCGCCCTCGAAGGTCGCCTCGTACCCGGTCAAGCAGTTTTCATAGCCGGGCCAGTCGGGAAAGGTAAAACTCTCTTCGGTTCCCGCATTGTAGCCAGCCTCATGGGGGGAGGTAGCGACGCATCGGATTACCTCGTCAATGGTTCGTCATTCAACGCCGAACTGTTCGAAGTAGCCGTATGGAACGTGGATGATTCGTCATCCGCGAACTCCATCGAGTCGCACAAGAAATTTAGCCAGATGATCAAGAAGGGCGTAGCCAATACTCGCCATGCGTATCACAGGAAGTTCCATGATGCGCAGACCGTGGACTGGATGGGGCGGATTATCGATACGTTGAATGACGATCCCGAATCCATCCAAGCAATTCCCCACACCGATGGTTCGATCTTGGATAAGATTAGTCTATTCAAGTTCAAGGATCACGGCATTGAGTTCCCCAGCCACGCAGACTTGGAAGCTACCCTCAATCAGGAGATCCCCAACTTTGCGGCATGGTTGGTAAGTTGGACCCCGCCGGCGGAAACAAAAGGATCGGAACGGTACGGTGTGAAGTCCTACCATCATCCGATACTATTACAGGAATCTAGATCGTCGTCTGGCTCGCATGAGTTTTCGGAGTTCTTGGACCTGTATCTAAAACAGTACGCCAAGGATCATCCCGATTACGAGGAGTGGTCTGGAACGGCGACGGAACTACTATTGGGTTTCCAGAACGACGCAAGTCTCCGCGACTCCGTGAAGATGTTTATCCACGGGGCTCGGGCACTTGGAAGAATGTTGGCGAACCTCTCATCCACGGATGAGCGACTGAAACGAAGGATCGTGCGTGGTACCACGATCTGGAAGATCAGTCTTAAACCAAATGAAGAGGTCTAGTCACGTGACCACCGGAGGTTCTATCCCGAAGGTGAGTCATCTCAAAGAGCATGACGAATTGCTCTGGCAGGTTCTCGATGACGGACTCCAAGGCCCATTCGAGATTGTGAATGTCGACGCCCACTCCGACTTGGCAATGTTCACCGGACAACTCGACATCGGCAACTTCATATCGAAGATGGTGGATCTAGGATTGGTGGATCGTGCATTGTGGGTTAAGGACAAGGGCTCGATGGACTTCATGGACGGATCGTACAACTTTGCAATCGGTAGGGTGGGGGAAGGACTTCGGTTGGGCTCATCGCTATCCGTACCCTTCTACTTTATTAATGAGGATTATGCACCGCGGAACGCTCTGGTCACATCAAGGGAATTGGCCCTCACGGTTGTCACGGACTTATCCAAGCCAGTATCCAGCGATGCCAAGTGGATCCTATCGATAGACTACGATTACTTCGGATGTCGCAACCCTCAGGCCAAGGATCTTGAGGAGATGATCAAGATGATCGGGGCGGAGACAATTAGCACCCTTTACACCAAGGGCTCGATGATACGAACGTTTGTGGAGTGGCAGGAGTTCAGGAACGATATCGATAGGATGGCTCCGGGGGTATTCACGGCGATTGGCAGATGTCTGCTTCCGAGTTTTACATATAGCACCGAAGAGATTATGCAGAAGGTGGTGGAGCTTAGCTCCTTCATTCACAAGAGCAGGGATATCAATAACTGTTTGGGGATCTACCTTGTCGACTCGGTAGGCTCGGGGTTCACCGATCCAGCCAAGTACGGTGAGATAGACAAGTGCGTTAAGGCTTGGATCGGGTCATTACTAAAGCGATAGCCCAGCAGCCGAGTAAGATCAGGAAGGCTGGGAGAATCATTCTGGACTCGGATTTACCCCTCGGTTATGTTCGGGTCAATGGAACACTTCACCCAGACCGACGAACAGCCGGTCATCCTACGGGAGCTGGCCGACATCCCGAATGGGAAGTTCTTGGATATCGGAGCCTACGACGGGCAGACGCTAAGCAATACACGAGCACTCGCTCTCTCCGGTTGGTGGGGGACGCTGGTCGAACCAAACCCAAGGTTGTTTATGGGCTTGTTGCAGATGTACGGTAAGGACTCGCGGTTCACTTTGATAAACGCGGCAATGTCGGATAAGTCCGGGCTTACCAGATTCTTCTTGGATGGGACGAACGAACAGTACTGTTCTTCGATTGCACCTAATGCGAAGGATCTGTTCCCGCTAACTCCGTACCCAATGTCGTACTTGGTATCCGCCATAACCCCCAAGGACTTAACAGAGACCTACGACTTTATCAGCATAGACACGGAAGGGTTCGATCTAGAAATCCTCAAAGCTATGCGTGGGACTTTGGATTCGACACGTCTCATCTGCATCGAATACAATCAAGAGCGAAGCTACGACGCGACGATTGAGGAACTCCGGCTGCAGGGATTCGAACAGGTACATAAGTCCAGAGAGAACATTCTGGCTAGGCGAGTATGATCAAGAGATTCCAATCCGCCGTGTCATATCTATACTATTGGATCGGTGACCTTATATCCAGAACCCCATGGTTTGGGTGGGACCCTTGGTCTTGGAAGGTCTATCAGTTCTGCATGGAGGAGTCCTTAAAGCTGGATGTAGACTGCAAAATTTGGAAAGCTGTTGAACCAAAGGGAGTTACGAAGGCAAGACGTAGGAACAAACGTAAGTCGTTGAAAATAAAGCACTGAAAAAGTGGTGGGTTATTTCGGGGTGGTGGATTAGGGTTTTGGTTGTAAGTCGTT